CCTGTTTGTGTGACGAAAAATTTTAAGTTAGGTTTGTATTTTTGAACAAACATTAATTGCTTGTCTAAGTTAGCAATACTTTCATCTAATCCAGCATTAGTATTATCTTCACTACCAAATTCAAACATGATATCAGGATTAAGTGATAATGCATAGTCAAATAGCTTGGTTGCTATTGATTCTTGCATGTCTTGACTTACTCTACTTACATCTATGTGAATTAGATCAAATCCTGACTTTATATCAGTTTCTATAGTTTTTAAGCATCTATCTACGGCATCATCTAATGATAAGTTTTTATCTAAGTCACTGAAATAAGGACCGCAGTGATCTCTACAAATTAGAACTCTTTCAGGATCATAAAAATTATTGTTGTTTACATACTCAACAAAAGATTCAGTAGTAAACGCATAGCCAGAATCAAAATCTACTTGATTTCTACTAGCTATTAACATGATAGGATAATCGTGAATCTTACTATATTCTAAGCAAAGATTTACTATATCTTTACTCATAGGTCCTAGACCTAGTTTAAATTTACTTATGTTCATTAATAATAACATCCTTTAAATACAAACAAGCGTCAAGAACTGCACCAGATCCAGCCGCGCTTTCAGTGATAAATTTAGCCGCTTGTTTTGCTTCTTTTCTAGCACTTGAGGGTGCTATACCTATCTTAACTTTTTCAAGAATAGGAGCATCGTGATAACCGTCACCTATAAACGCAGTCTCATCTAGATTACAATTATCTATGAACCATTCCATACGATGTCCTTCAGGAACAAGATGCAACTGTTCTGAGCTAAACTTCCAATCAGTTACAATTCTAGCATAGGTGATATCCCAGCCAACCTTGTCAGCCGTTATAAACTGTATGTCTTTTATATAATTTTTAATTATCTTTAAGCCATCACTATCATGTGGACCAAATACTTTATATATTTTTCCTTCTTTACTATATATTAAGTGACCGGTAGTTAATACCCCGTCTATATCCAAAACTAACTTAGTAATCATTTTTTTCAGCTTCTATTTTGTCAAATTCTAGTTCGTTTACTAGTACACCGGTATATAACATAAATTGTTTTAAAAATTGATGTTTGTAAAACTCTGACCCACTTATGTATTCTACATCGTTGTTTAGACATTGTTTGTATAATTCTTTCTTTTTTATTGCTAAGTCTATTACTAGTTTCTTGTTTTTTAAACTAAGCAAAGGACTTTCATCATCAACCGTTCCTATACCGGTGCAGTTTATAACTACTTCAGCATTGTTATCATGTCTATCGTCCCAGTTTTGCAATCTGCGACTATACATATTTATAGTGATGTCTCTGTTGGATAAATATTTACTATACATGCTAGCCATTGATCCGTCGCCTAGTATAGCAACTGACTTTGATTGTATTTTAGTAGATGTTTGGATAACGCCTTCAATGTCGGTATTATACCCGTATAGCTTTTTGTCTTTAATAACAATTGTATTACATGAGTTGTAGTTGCTGACCGAAGAGTCACAATAATTAAGCATCAAACTTGCTTGCTGCTTAAATGGCATACTTACACTTATACCACTAACGCCCTGATCTATTGCTGCTCTTATTTGATCTTCAAAATTTTCATCAGTAGCCGGTAAGGGAACATATTCAGCTTCTATGTTGTAAAGCTTAAAGAAATTAGTGTAAAAATATTTTCCGTTAGAACTTGGATATTTGCTAAGACTAATGAATCGTTTCATTTAATTCTAATTTAGAAAACATAAGAATACCTAAATACCATAAAAACTCATCAAAGGGTTTAGTATGTAAGGGCGACATGTTCCAAAATATAATAGGAACAAGTAACTTTACTTTATGTTCATTATAGTTTTTATCTCTTATATATTCTAGTAGTTTGGATATATAGTATTCATAATCGTCACAGTGAGGTACATCTAGATAAACTTTAGTACCTTTTTTGGTTATCTCAAAAGTATTGTTTTTAATCTTACTATAATCTATTACAAATCCACCATATAACTTTGCCAAATCATAGTACAAATCTCCTACTTCAACAGAAGTACCGAATTCATGTCTCCAGTCTATAACAATAAATTCATTGGTATCAGTAATAATAGTATTATCAAATTGTAAATCGCCGTGAGTATACGAAGGTATAATATCGTTGCATAGCATATCAAAATTTATATTTTGTATATAATGTGTGTAGTCTTTTACCGGAACATCATTAACATGAGTCACTTCTGGTAAATTTTTGTTTTTTTCTATAAACATTTTTATTCTTTTTAATGTTTTGTCTTTATAGAAGTTTAGCGCATCTGAATTAATATCAGCGTGTTTTTTTATCCATACTTTTTTGTCTAACCATTCAAGGAAATCAGAAAAAACATTTGGATCATTTTTTACATATAAAGTAGAACCCGGGCAATAATCATACACTAAAAATTGCCCTTGTTGCTTAACATTACGAGGGTAAGCATTGGGGTTAGTTAAATACTTTTTATATTTTTTAATAGATACTTCAGGATCTTTCCAACATTTTACTACTTTGTTATTAACAATGTATGTAACTTCATCTGTTTTAGTAAAATCATAATGTTCGGTCTTTTTAACTTCATTTTGGTAAATATTTAAGTTGCCAAAATCTAACCAAGAATCTAAGTTTTTAACTTTGCTATTTAATAAAATAGTATAAATTATTTCAGGACTGTCTCGCGTTAACAATCTTTTCTTGAAAGAATCAAAATCTTTTATAAACATTACTCCAGTAAATGAAGACCAAGAACTATCAGTATTTTGTTTAAATTTATACTCTTTTATCCTATCATCTTTTACATTAAAAGTAGTATATTCTTGATGCAATTTTTGATCAACTTGTTTTACAAAGTAAGTATCCTCATTATACTCACCCAATATATTTTCATTAAAATAGGTGTCACATGGAATATAAAAGAACGAACTATTAATTTTATCTAAACACTGTGTTATTGTGTAGCCCGGGCCTGTCCAAGATTGTTTATAATGTTCTATATCAACAAATTCAATATTTCTATCACTGTACGTTAATTCGCAAAAGTCTTTTACTTGTTGTTTGTTGTATCCAATAGGGATAATAAACTTAGTGTCTTTGGGGAACTGTTCTATAATATGTGATAACACTGGTTTATGTTTATATGATACTAAACTTTTGTTTATAAATTGAGATATAACTCCCAATCGTGATCCCAATCCAGCAGTAGGGATAATAACAGTAATGTTATTCATGTTCACTTATAATCCTACCGTGTGTTCTTCCTGCATCGTCTTGTAATCTATAAACATCATCTAACTCAGTAGTACTGGTTTCTATAAACTCTAAATCAGTAACAGCAACAACTCTATGGACAATACCCGGTGTTATAGTAAATGTTACTCCCGGAGAGAGTTCTATCACTTCAAACGTTTCTTCGTATTCATTTACCTGGCCTATAGTCATTCCTTTTTCTAAAAACATATCTATATCAAATATAGTTTTACTGCGATACAATTTACCCGTACCTTTGATAATACAATTAGTTTCACATTTGTACTTATGTACTTGCAAGCTAGTACGGTTTCCTGCTAAGAATAATATATTTTTTACAGCATAGGGGGTTCTGGTACCATCTTCTATCCATGATTCATGGCCCCATGGTTTTTTAACTAATTTAGACATTGTAATTCCTCGTGAAGAAAAAATTTGCTATAGCCTTCAGAAGAAATCACCCAAATTATCTGAATTTCTTCGTATGTTAATAGCAGTTGCTCCTGGATATGGGTTTAACTCATTATAATCGTTGATCAATATTCGCGCAGAATCATTTAAATTCATTAATAGTTGAAAGTCGTTAAAACCCAGAGACTTTAACATCTGATGTGTAATATCTCTAACAGATTCAGGTCTAGAGGTTGTAAAGATTATCTGAGATCCCTGATCCTGCATTTTCAAAACAGTACCGACATTATTATTGAGAGGTACCGGCACACTGTCGTAATTATCAACCCCGTAACGTTGTTGATGTTTAATAATAGTTCCGTCAATATCACAGAATACAACAGGTTTATTATTATGTTCTAACCAATCATACATCGTACTTATATCAATATAATCAGTTGTATCTACTATAAAAAAAGGTTGATTAGCTGACAACATATATCGTACAACATCACTAATAAATATTTCATTGTTTTCTTGTAAATTAGAATATTTTATATCCTGCACCGCTGTTCTGAAATAATGTGCCTGTTGGAACTTATAACCCCCTGTACAATAAGTATCAGATAATACCCGTTTTTCTGATATTTTTTGCACAAATCCAGTATCATTGAATGATACATAACTTTTATTAACAGGACTATTTACCGTTAATTTTTTATTAAAGGTAGAGACACATAAATAATGTCCTTCAACTATTTCATGCTTGAAAAAACTATCACAATCTTTTACTAGTATAGGACTAGCCATGGAAATTTGTGCAAGTTCTATTATTGCATCAACGGTGTCGGCCGGTCCCGAAGTTTGGTCAGGTACTATTACTAAATTTATTAAATTTCCGAATTCATGTTGTATAAAATCTTTTATATTAAACTTCTGTTCGTGTTCGGCAAGAACACCTATATGTATTTTATATTTGGTCAAATAAGGTTCAACCGCTCTGAAGAGCATACTTTTGCCTGCATAATCATATAACATAAATTTAGGTTTGTCCTCGGGAAACCGAGTTACTAACTCAGTTGCCGGCACTGCCGGCACTATTATTTCCATACTCTGTTCATTTCCTCTAATAACATTTTTTGTTCAATTGTTCCCTTCTGTGAATATTTATATACCCGTAATAATATTAGAATATAAAGATAGTCATTAAATGCTTCAGGAAACGCAATAACAAGTTCTTGTTTGATTGCAGATAATTTCAAATTGAATTCATTTTTATTTTCGTGTCTAATAAACCATTTACCGTCAAGATCATGTCGCAACTTAACTATATCAAATATCCAGGAATTATATGCATTGGAATCAGGGTCTATCATGTAAAAGTTGGGTTCCTTATATATAATGTTGTTTAATGTAAAGTCGCCGTGGCAGAAACCAGATGGTAGAATTTTAGGCAATTTATTTAAAAGTTCGGTGATAGTAAAGGGTAATTTATTATCGTTCTTGAAACAATCTAACTGATTTTTATATATTAATGTATAATTCTTTTCTTGAGTATTTATATTTTTAAATCTGTTCATGGTATCAATAACAAAATTTACAAATTTATGAATATTATCTAACTTTATAAAAGTTTTCATGTCGTATCCAGATATATATTCCATGTCAAGAACATTTTCTTCTTTATCTATAATTTTAGGAACTAAAAAGTTATTCTGATTCAATAATATTAATTTTTCATAATTTCTTTCTATATTATCTATTTTTCGTATAATAAAATCATTAAGACTTTTAATCATTAGCACTTTACTTCCAGAAAGTCCAGAAAACTCTTTTATAATCGTATCTTGAGAATTTAGTGATCTATACCATTTGTCAGAATCTTTGCTAGCTATTTCAAAATCAATATGCGGTTTGTTTCTAGAATTGGGCCTAACAATACAAATCTGTTTTCCTACCCCTTTTATTGTTTTCGGTGCATATTTAAAGATTTTAGATATTTTTTTTGCTAACCAAACATGTATATCTACCGTATTATGTAATTCGCTTACAGGAAGATTTATTAATTTAATAATACTTTCATACTTTCCTATTATCATCTGATCCTGTATCCACATATGTACTACAGATTCGGTAGTGAATGTGTATATACGATCTTCATTCATTTCATTTATTTCATTTAACCATTCAAAAAAATGCGCAACATTAACATCATATTTAAAATACAAATCCGGTCTAATAATCAGACATACATCATATTTTATGTTTGATACTTTAACAAGTGCTATTCCTGCCATCCATCTATTAATCATTCTATGATTATTATTTTTACATGCTATATTACATGTTATAGCACTTCCTATATCAACACCTTTACAATTAGGTATAAGTCGTCTAATATTATATTCAGTTACGGTTTCATCGACATGAATGTTCAATTTATCATTGTGTTGTTTTGTAGTTTCCCAAGTTGAAAAATAAACATCTACGTCAGGATTGTCTAAAAACTTCCAAGATTTGTGTGCAATCTCAAACTCTCTAAAAGCACCGGAGATTAACACAGCTATTTTTGTCACAGTAAATCTTTGTTAGAGAAAAGCTCATTTTTATTTATATGATCCAATAAATGATGTGCCCAAGCCTTATGCGCTTTTTCTAGAGGATGTAATCTAGGCCCTATCTCAAATCCATGCATGTGCGTGAATTGGGCGAACGATATGTCATCATAATATCTAGGTTTGTATATTTGATTAACTACGCTGGCTGGCACACTTTCTGTAGTTATCATTTTCTCGTATTTATTACCCATAGATGATGTTAATAAATACGGTATTTTATTTTTCATTAAGAAATGTTGCAAACCGAGAACATGTAACATATCACTCATGTATATTCCTTTATTATCTTTTACTATGTTAATAAATAACTCCCACAATTTATACAAATCAGAAGATTTATCGCCCGGAGGAAATGTATACATGAACGGGAACCAGTTTGTGTCTATATAAAATTCTCTTCTATATGCATGTGTCAAACTTATATTAACAAATATTTTTTCAGGTGCGTATTTTTCTAATGCCTGTGTTATATTTGTTATTGTTTTTCTATAGGCTCTTTCATTTGATCCTCCCGGTAATGCTTTATTGACATATTGTTTTAATCCCGGGATAGTATCAGCCATGATACCCGAATAACATTTCTTTCTATGGTATAACGTGAAATCGTATACATCACGAGTTTGTAATCTAGGATATCCTAATTCTTGCCCAAATGCAAATGAGTCTCCGGATATGTAAAAATATTCTATCATACCTGATAATACCTCATATGGTTCATACATATATCTCCGTATTTGATTATAGAATCTGCCGGTATACATTCTTTTCTATAAACAACTTCACCAGCATTGCTGTTTTTCATATACACGATGTTATATTTATTGCAATAGTCGTGCAGTATTACCCCGGGGCCTAAATATGATAAATCATCAGTCGTACTAATAATATGACGATAAACGTCAGTAACTACATCTATGCAATATGATGATCCGTAAAAAAACACATCTGATAAGTTTGTTCGGTTGAACTCCGTTTTCATTCTATCTGCATGATTTATATATAAATCTAGTGTATGGTTTGGTTGCTTAAAAATAAAATTAGATGCAGGGTCAAATATTGAATCATATCTAGCTCTAACTACGCAATCATATCTAAAATTATTCCTTATTTCGTATTGTTTTTTCAAATTGTTTGCCATCATCATACTATAAAATAAACTATGCCATGGGCCCTCGGTTGGGCAGTCCTGCTTGCTTTCTATTAATGTTAATTTAGGATCATATTTATTCAATACTATTTGTAGATCATCTCTGTTAACTAGCTCGTCTTCTGACCAATAAACAAAATCTTTCTTCATTTTCCATGTGTTATAATCCCAAGCATGACAGAAATAATCAGTTTCATAATCTCCACTGAAATAATTTTGTATAGACTTTAATGTAAATTCCGCAGTCCTAGATTGCCCGCTTAAACAAACAGCTATTTTCATCTGGTTATATGCACCATTGGTATTTTTATACTTTTTATATGATAGAAGAATCTAGTAGCATCGGTCATGTCCCAACTAGAATCAATCTTATTAAAGATGAATTCACATAACCTATCAAAAACTAGTGAATTTGCATAAAATCCACTAGGAGATATCCCTTTTTTATAGCTGTTATCATAAAAAACGTTATTTAAATAGTAGATTTTATTATCTATTTCATGTTTAAAATTTAAATTGTTTAACAAATGTACGTCTTCACATTGTAGCGCAATACAAATATCAAAATTATTTTTATGATATATTTCATACTGTCGTTTTTGATTAGCGGTAAGCCACATACTAGTATATTGACATTTATCAGATACAGCAAAAGTTTCTATACGATAATCCTTTTCACTGAGACTTATATCATTCTTGATTGGTGTATTACCGAACACACATAGAGCTATATTTTTAATCATGATGATCTCACAATCAAATTTTCTCTTTTATTTTTACACATTATATAAAAATCTCTATATTCAGGAAACACTTCTAAAAAATCTGATTCATTTCTGGTATCTATTTCATTTATGTAGTCATGAAATTTAGCATAGATCAGAGCAGTTTTGTTAGGGTCTGATTGTAATGTCTTTTGGAAATGCATTATTTGCAAACACACTCTTTTAAATTTTTCAATCTCATATGGTTCAAATCCTTGAAAGGAACCCCATATAGTACCGGCCATGTTTCCTGACATAAAATTCATAGCCGGTATCAGATACTTCTGTATCAAATCCGGAGTAGCATATTGCGCATCTAATACTTCAGGATATCGTAAGTATGGAGTATCTATTCCGACTACGTTCATATGGTCTGGATTTTTTGCATTCCTAGTGACAAATGAATCTCCGGAGTCTGGTATAACAAACCCCGTTTCTAATTCCCATACCGTACCTGCACTATCAGGATTATACCTTTTCTTTAACTCTAATTGCCATTTCAGCAAATCTATAAATGTCGTTAAGCTTAGTAGGTTAAAAGTACACATAGTAGTTACTCTTATATTACCAATATCTAGAAGTTGTATATATCGTTGTTTAAATAACTCTATATCTAATCCAGGTCGCAAATATTCTGCCTGCTTCCCCCATGCGTCCAGGCTAGTATATACTGTAAACTTTTTTACCGATTTGTTTTTAACTAACTGTTCTATCTTATTTACAAATTTATCCCAAAGTGCTTCAGGGGCACACAGATTAGTGTTTATATTAAATTCTAATTCTATATTCGGATTTTCTATTAACCAGTCGATGCTTCTGTATGTTTCTTTACTTAGTAATGGCTCCCCACCGGTAATACGATATGTTTTAAGTTTAGTATATGCTTGAGGGAACCAATTCCAAAAAGCATCAATATAAGGATTACATTCGTTGTTTTTATACGTTAGGTTCTCTAAACCTTCTTGATACCCTTGTATCCATTGTTCATGTTTAGTATTCTCCAAAACTTTAAGAGGACCTAAACGCCTTAGTTCATCTGCCCATTTAGAACTGTACTCCGGGCCGCAATATATACATTTAAAATTACACACATTACTGAAATCTACTTCTAAGTACGTAGGGAAAAAATCATCACTGGGATCAGTACTAATTATAGTATCGTGGTTTTCTAGTGCCCATGGCTCCATACTTTTCAAGTATCGGTCACTAATCTCACCAGTGTCTTCCACTCGCCAGCAGTATTCACATTCTGTGGGTTTTTTATCGGACATCATTTCATGTCTTGCTTTTTTTAAATGCGTAGTATTAAATAATGCATTGGGATTATTTTCTAACTCTTCTAGCGGTATTTTATGAGTTTTTGGATGATGACAAGAATGTACTAACCCAGTACCTAAATGTAAAGTGACTTGAGTAAATTTAGCCAAACAAAATCCACTTCCAGTTTCGTTCAATAAATCTCGTACTTCAAGTATGTTATCTCTATTATTGCGATCTATGTTACCCTGTGAGTTCAAATTCCACTGAACTTCTTCAAATGAAGTCATACTTACCAACCCTCAATTCGTCTGATTACTTCCATTTCAGTGACTAGTGTGCCTTGATTTCTGAAATCTCGCTTGTAGTGTCTTTTGAAAAACTTACTTTGTTCTTTATTTAACGTGTCTACTGGTAAGCCTAGTTTATCATGTAAACTAAAACCTAGTGTTATTATTTTTAAAGCAGGATCACTGTCTTTATGTTCTTCCCAAAGTGCGGCTATATTATCAAACCATTGTACTGTGGTATGATCCCAATCTGTAAGCATTGTCATATACGTTCCTAACCTAGCACCATATATAGCCCACATACCGTTGGTAACATCTGCGCCCACGTTATGCCATATAGTCAAGTTGTCTACGTTTCTCATAGCAACAGTTTCTTTGAATTCATCAACTGTTGGCTTTCTACCCCTGTCTAGTGACATTTTGACACCTTCTCTAAAGCCAGCTCGCCAGGCTTGAAAAGGTGTGTAGTTTGGATATGTAGTAGAATAAGAATCCCACATAGCGTAATATGAACTGTCAGCATCCATACAAAAATCTACTATGCGTGATACATCACCTTCAGTTTGATTTTCATGCGTCTTCATATTAGCAACGTATTCTTTTGTCCAAGAACTAATACCACCGTTGCCGTATCTTAATCCGTTTATAGCGTTTATAGCTTTCCATCTAAACTGAGCATTCTTAAATTTATCATCTTTGCCAGTAAAGTCAAGTTGTAAGTTAAAGAAAGATTCTTCGGGTAAGTTGTCACCGTCAATCAAAATAAATCTATCAGTGTCACTCATTTCGCCTGCTGCTTTGTGTGCAGCATCACTGCCCTTCACGCCGTCTACTCGCTTGGCCCAGGGCACCATGTTCTTTATCTTTAGCCAAAATTCTTCTTTGGCCGGCTCGTCAAAACTTAAATAAATTACATCAAGATCAGCTATATCAATTATATCGTTAGAGTTCATATGTTATCATTTTCCAATTTGTCGTTGCAATTTTGTGGTTCTTAGATACTACTATGCTAATATCTTCAGCAGCGCACAGCTTTCCTGTGTCGCATGGCATTAATTTAGAAACTACTGCGTTAGAAACAACAGTTGTTATTCTTCCGTCTACTACGCGAACATCAGGTCTTGCTTGTGCGAACGTACTATTATCTACAATAATAAAGTTGCCGGGCAGCTTTTCACATGTGTAACAAATAACTTTACCTTTTTCATCATAGTATAATCTAAACTCAGGAGTACTTATCTTAGGAGCTTCAAATAAAACAATGTATCCTTCTTCATTTTGTTTTTGCATAGTTATTTCAATAGCCTATCAGCAAATGCTTTTTTATGATAGTGAAATGGATACATTTGCGGCACTGTTTGTACTCTAATTTGATTAGGTAATACTTCATAAACAAAAGTATCTGTCCAATCTTCTGTATACGTACCGTTTATAAACTGTTTCATGTGTATCATACTCATATCTTTAAACGTAGGTAACGTTGTATTTTCAACACCCAATACGTGACTTGCGATTGCATATGCCCAATCAGTAGTTACTAGTTCATTGGTTTTACATTTTAAAATAGCGCGATACTGATCCCAATTATCAAATACATCAAGAACTATACCAAAAAAACGCTTAGCTAAGTCAGACTTCTTGAAGTAAGTGATAGCGTTATAACAATCAGGTAAACAATTGTCATCAATAAATCGTCTGTATACTCGTACATCTGAAATTTCTTGCTTGTAGTTTCTTATCGTAGTAGATACAACCAAGTCACGTTCTTTTAAAATATCCCACCAATATGTAATATCTTTTGGTATATACATATCTGCTTCTAATTTGATTGTATATTCGTACGGAGAGGCTAGGTATACTTGCCAATCATTTGATAACTTCCAATCACTATCTGGTTCTAATTCACCGTACGGTAGCTCTACTATGTGATTGAAGTATTTTGCGTAATCACTTACAACCAAATCCATTGTTACTAATGTTACAGATTCGTCGGGCATTACTCTTTTAATACTTTTTGCTAATGCAGCGGCACACTTAACATAATCAACTTTGTCGGTATTTTGTGCTAAAATTACAAAGCCTCGGTTCATATTCGTTCTCGTAACTCAATTAATTTATTATATATCTGTATTTCACTTTTCAAATATTCTTGTATCATGTCTACTGTTATTTTAGGTAAGTTATCATATTTTTCAAGAAATTTAATACACGACTTATCTTTTTTATCGGTTATATGTGTATAAGAGATATCTAAAGATGATAACATATATTGTAGTTCTTCTAGCTTCCAGATTTGATAAGTTTTATTCTTTGGGATGTGCTGAATAACATCTGTGATTCTTGTTAGCCAATTACTTATGTGATACTCCTGACTATAGTCTAGTGCAGAATTTATTACAGAAAGACGATACAAGACAAAAGAGTTTACGTCAATACGATCTGCATCATAAAAATGATTTAAATAATGTGTGTTAACACGCCAGTCTTCTAGTATTCCCGATCTAAAGCGTGCCAGAGGGTCTCGTACAACAAAATGTACTTTGTATCCCTGATCAACTTTAGATAAAAATTCTGTACTAGTGATACTAGTAGTACGCCAGGTGCGGTCACTGACAGTGTGTAACGTTTTTGAACCACATTTACCGTTAGTAATTACAATGTTATCTTTTATGAAATAAAACGGAAATATACTATTACCTATAAAAGAATTAGCATCTAATAACTCAAATATATTCACTTTATTAACTCCATAAAGTCTTCTTTTACCATTACATGAAAGTCCATATCTTTGATTGTAATATATTCTTTTCTTATTTTACCGCGTTGCCAGTTATCATACATTATAGTAAACTCAGTATCTAAAAACTCATTAGAATTTTTAGATATAGGAGTATTCTTTCCTACATGCATCAAGCTCCATGGAATAATATTATCTTGCTGTAAGATATGTCCATTTACTAAACGCAATGCTAATGTAAGAGCATAATCATTTCTGAATGTAGTTGAAATGAAACCGTGTATGTTAGCATAATGTTCAAAGTTATGTTGAACCATTTTTAACGATTCAAATATTTGTTCCGACTTTGTTGTCTTTTTAAACATAACAGCAGTAGCCCAAAGAGTTTCAAAACTAAAAGGACTTAGCATTTCTTGAGGTAAGTTTGGTTGCATAAAAAACTCTGTATGATCATGACAACAAAAGTCTTTAGAAAAATCAAAAGTCTTTAATAGCTTATCAGAGTTAACCATATAATCCGTGTCTAGCAAAAGTGTTTCATCATAGGGACTAAACTCATATGCTTTATATCTACCCTTGTTAATCCACTGACCCCAATCTCGTTTATTATTTTTATCGGGCACAGTAATAATAGTTTTATCAAATTGATAATCAGATTCACGAACGGAATCTTTATCAGTAACTACTGTAACAGGTAAGTTTAAAAAATGATTGATACGTTTAGCAGTAGCAACTGCCATTTTGTAATAATCATACTTGTCAGAGTTGAACGCGAAAAGAATAGCACCACGAGTCATCGCTTAGATTCTAACTCCTGCCATTCTTGATACCATTCAAATGTTACTGTTAAATAAACTTCTTTTAATTTTTTCAATAGTTCTTCTCTTTCTACCCGTAACGGATTTCCAAAAGTGTCTATTAAAATTAGATTTTTTAAACCGGAAAAAGAATTTAGTGTAGAAATCGTTTGTTGATCTGCTTTCCAAAGTCCACCTTGATCTGCTACAATAAGTTTAGCTTCGTATTTTTCTTTAAGGTATGCTTTGGCTGAGTTGTGTGCGAAACGTGCTTTTACATCTGAAATTAACGTATCAGTATTCATCTTGTGTTCTCCTACGAGTATTTAGATGAATACTGATCGTGTGTTAAATTATTATGATCCTGTTACTGATCCTGCTAACGTAATGGTTCCCCAAGTATTAGCGATATTAGTTACTTCAGGTGGGGTAACAGTTAGTGTAGTAGTAGAACCTGTACCTACTACTAAACCATCAGGAACTTCGTCCCAAACAGTGCTAATTGTAATGACAGAGCCGGCATCACCGTTTGATCCCTGTGTTCCGTTTGATTGTACGATAAAGCGAATAAAAGAACTTAAATAACCTGAAGGACCGGTAGATGCGGTTTGAGTAAAGACGTTAGCGTTTGAAGTAGTTAACGCATAGTACCCGTTATTCGGTGAAATAGTAGGTGAGCTTCCACCTCCGCCGACTTTTTGGATGCCATTAAAATTTGTTCCTGCAATGTTTGCAGTACCCGAACTAGGAGCACTTAACACTACAGTACCTACGTTAGAAGCCAAGTTATTGAACAATAAGTTAATACCTGCTGTGTTATCAGCATGTGATACAGTCATTTTTAACTGACCACCCGAGTTAAAAAAGAATCTAGCAGCGTCCCCATTTGCAAACGTAGCAGTGTGAGTAAATGTTAATGCAGTAGACCAAGTAGTACCTCTTGTCACAGCATTTGAAGTAGTACCTGACTGAGTAGCAGCGTTTAATCTGTTTGTATAGATTGTTTGTAAGTTAGTAGGAACAGCAGATAAGAAAGTTACAGTTGCTCCGGCTGTAGGAGCAGTAACACTGGTTATAGAAGACCCCTGGTGTGTTGCTACGTTAGCAGTGTTTGTTACAAGTGAATTCCAACTACTTGCGGCTACAGTATTACCAGCAGTAACGTTAGCTACAGCAGTTTGTCCATAACCTGCAGTTCCGCTACCAGTAGCCCAAGTTGCATTTAGCGTATTAGCAGTTGCAGTTGGATTACCACCTACTAATGCGTTAAAGTCTGTTGCTTCTATTAATCCAAATTGTGCGTAACTCATTTGTTATTCCCTATTATCGTATCATTACGATAGCTTCTACCGTACCTAAATCATCCGTATTCTTATCTGCTAATGCTCTACCTATCGTATTAAACGCAGTAGCTTCACCAGGTAATGCAGCCCTAGCAATACCATTGCCGGCACTTACTAAACGCTGTCCTTTCTTGATTATCCCTGTAACTTTAACGTCTACTCTACCAGACACTGCGATAGGAGGATGAGAGTTATCATTTCCTGCACCTGCATTCATAAGATAAGCCGCAGTATTAGATACTACTCCAAATACATCTTCAGAAAGTTCATATTTAACCGCAGTAATTTCTTGTGTTCCGCCGATTTCTACTACTGTACCTGCATCATAAATATCATCCGCAGAAAAACGTTCTGCTAAGTCAGCATATGTAGCATTTAGTCTAGAACCAGCAGATAAAGTCCAGTTACCTGTTACTGTTCCGGGAGTTGTATTTGCTCCTGTTGTTAGAACAGTTGCAGTAGTTTGTACAGTTAATATATTTCCGCCATATGTAGGTAAATAAGCTGCTACGTTAGCGTTAGCGTAAGAACCTGCAAACGAAATAATGTCACCGTTAGCATACATATACTTGTCGGTTTTTATGCCAAAGATATTAGAACCTGACGAGTTGCTTATAAACAAGTTTCCGTTTAATACAAGAGCATTACCGCTGGCTGAACCATTAACTGTCCAAGTACCGGTTAGTGTACCCGGAGTAGAGGTTGCTCCTGTTGTTATTACAGTAGTTTGAAGTGTGCCAATATTAGCAGTAGTTATATTTGCATCTGCTATATTTGCGTTTGCTGAAATAGTTAAATATCCAGCAGAAAAAGCATTAGCAGAAATTGTATTAACTGCTGTAATATTATTTGCTGTTACGTTACCGGTAACTGTAACTGCACCGAAAGTTGTATTACCACCGCTTGCAGTAGCAGTCAATGCTAACCAAGCAAGAGCATTTGCTTCACCGTCTGTAGGACATACATAAAGAGTACTGTTATTAGTGCTATACCAAAGTTGCCCTCTTAGAGGGTTTGGAGGAGGAGTAGTATCTGCAAAATTTTCAGTAACATGAACAAAATTTGTATCTTGAGATTGTCCATATCCTGCATAGTTTCTACCAGGCAGTGCTAGTGAAGTACTCGTAGTGTTGATAGTTCCATCAGCAATGGTTGTTAATACAGTACCATCTGATTTTACAATTGTATATGCCATAATCTTATATAACTCCGCTTATTCTTTATTTATCTTAGATAGTAACCATATTAGTCAAAGACTGTATACGAACCGTATAATCTATCTGAATCTGTCTGTTTAGTGATTTTTGTACTGGGTGAAAAATAACGTGTGTTAATAATCTAGTTATAACATCTCCATTACTATCCGTACCGTAATTAGCCAGCAAACCCAACTCATCAAAAACATAACTAGAATCAGTTTGTGTACTATTATCAAACGCTGCTTGACCGGCTGGTTCACCATAATCTAACAAGCATTGAACTAAAATGTCTGTATAAACTTTTCCCGTAGTATGAAAAACCGTCATCTTATTTCTAGTTGGGTCTAAGTTAAACACACTAGTATCATCTACTATTTTTGCATAAGTTTGATTATAAAGTGCTGCATTTTGTCCAGTAACATTAGGAGGTAAATAAGTAATTACTCCAGTAGAGTCTACTGATGCCCCTCCATTACCAAATGCCATTTGATAAATTTCTCCATAGCCTCTGCTGCTAAGTGTATCGGCAATAGCTTCAGACATGGTTTCGTAGTTAATAGCGTTATGTTTGTCAACAAATACTTCCCCGTTATTGGGGTCGTAAACCTTTAAAAAGCCTTCTACTTTATACGATAAAGTAATGATAGACATCAATTATCTCCTCTTTGCTGAACCATAACTTCTTTAGTATTTGGATCAAAAATTTTTATACTTGATGAAAAATAGAATCCGCCCACTTCATTTGGTTTTTTAGAAGATTCAGTTTCTTTTTTATTTGATTGTTCAAGTTCATTAAGTTCATTCATGTCTTTATTTATCATTATAAAATATCCGTATTTAAGAATTCAGCAGACACAGTTTCACTTATCTGTAATGGATCACCGTCGACTGTATTAAATATTGCGTCATCTATTGGGTTCCAAGTTTGGTTATAATAAACATCTGACAGTCTATTCTTTGATAATAACCCAAAAACTTCAGTATAAGTTAGTATCAGTGATTGCTTTCCTGTTCCATTAACTCCTCGTTCTAAGTTACTTAATGTGTTGTTAGTTAAATCTACTGATCCAAATCTGATTTGCTCACCGTTTACATAAATCAAATTACCTTCTAAAGTAGTAATTGTTAATTGATTTCCTACATTAATGTAACTACCTGCTGTTATTTTTAATATCGGTGATAACTCTTCTATCACAACTCGGTAATTATCGCTAGAAATAAACTCGTTTGTGCTATTGTTGTATACTGTAACGTTAGTAATTAATCTCTTATCTGCTGTTAACCCAAAGTTGTAATTACCAGAAACTGCTGCAGGAGTGGTCACTGACTGAACAATAGTATTGGTTAAGCGAGTAACGTCATCTACATAAATTACAGTACTCAAGTCATAGATAGGTTGTGTTAACCAAGTTCTAGTACCGGTATTTGCTCTGTACACACTTGCTTCATTAATAGTATCAACAAAGTTCAAATATATTTCTTCATCAGGAGTAGCATATGGCATCATACTTGTTATGATTACTACGTCACTTGAATCTATAGAAGTTAATATACTTAAATTATTATCAGCATTTAATCTCAGGCTAGTAGAAGGTACACGTTCACCATTTACTGTTACCCATAAACGATCAGTATTTACGTGTTCCCACTGAGTTACATTCATTGACCCTGAATCATTACTAAGAGCTACTGAACTTCCACCTCGTGTAGCAGAAACAGTAAACTGTGTTGCACTAACTATCGCACGTATATAGTATGTTGTTCCCGCTACTAAACCATCTAGTACAGAACCGGTAAATATTACCGGCGTATTTACTACTAACTGACTAGTAGAAGTTACTGTAATCAAGTTAGTTGATGTAGTTGTAGCGGTAGCAATTTGAGTTACTAAGTAATAAGAATCTACTAACCAAACATATCCTTCACCTGTATAAGAAGAAATAGTAGTAATCGGGTAGTTTACAGCACCGAATGCAGGATTATAACCTGCATATCCTGGAATCCCTGATTCGTATAAATCAAATGTTGTTGAATCAATTATCTTAGCATAGTAAGTATTGTTATTAAGTTGGATTGATCCTAACGTACCATCTATTCTTACTAAGTCATTTTCACTTAGTCCGTTAGCCGCAGCAGTTGTTACTCTAACAGCAGGTTTTCCGCCTACTGTAACTTGTATAGTACCTGTACCTAGTGTGGTTACTATTTGAGTTCCGTTTTCGTTTTTGATAGTAAACACAGTGCTACTTACAATACTATCAACAAAGTACACAGTTCCGTCAGTTGCTATCCCGCCAAACGAAATACCTTTAAATTCTACAGTAGCGTTGAGTACAAATCCTGAAGTGCTGTCTACTGTTATTTCATTAGGTACGCCCGCAGTAGTAGCAGTAGCACGAGTAACAGCTAGTGGTAATGTTATTTCATTAGATATACTTTGAATAGCGTTTACTACCGGTGCAGTTGAGATTCCGTCACCTATAACCTGAGTATTCAAATACTGCTGTTGAGTATCATTAAACGTAGTAACTGCTATAGTACTACCATTAGTAGGTGCTGAGTTAAATATAATTTCATCTAAAGCAGGATCTATAGTATAATCACCTAATGGTGACAATCTAATACCGTCAACTTCTACAATAGCATTACCAGGATTATCACCGCCTACAAAGTTGTTTAGCGCAAATGTATCTTCTATACCATCTCCAGAAAGTATTTGTGTTTCTGGTAGCGTGTATCCATATTGTGCCGGGAATGTTTCTCCAAATATTGTATATGACAGATAATCAGTAGAGTTGTCGTACGGAGCAGCAAATACTAATTTAGCTGAAATTCCATTGCTTGCTAATCCTATAGCATAGTCGTTTGTTATGTACATTGATCTACCACTTGCATTACCCAATACTTTTACAGAACCGCTTGGTGTTTCAGAAATAGTAAACTCGTTGCTATCTATGATAGTTTTTATATAGTATGTAGTAAGAGGATCAATATTGCTTCCTGTAAATATACCCTCACCAAACGTTACGGGAGAGTTAGCTATTAATCCATTTGTAGATACAGTTACCACTGCGTTGTTGCTTGACTTAGTTTTAACAGCAGTATTAGTATTACCTATTACTAATTTAGTTCCATTATAAGTGACAATAGGATCTGTCCAAACCAAACCACTACCTATTTCAATGTTTACTAACATTAATCCAGTAGCATCAGTTAACACATATATAGAACCTGCAACTCCGGTTATTCCGTTAATGCTATCAGAAATAGTAATAGTATTAGTTGCGGGACTAATAGATTTTACATAATACTGCTGATCTTCTACAATATTGCCAAATACTACTCCTTGGAATCTAATAGGTTCATTTATAACAAACTGTTGAACACTGTCACACAATATTCTGTTAGTCACGGATTCAGTAGCAGTAGCAAATACTTCTACTGAATATGTTTCAGGGCGTATTACACCACTGCCAGAATATATAACACCTGAATAATTGCAGTTTAGATAAATTTCATTAAAGCCAGTATCAGTATTAAGTCTGATAGGATCAGTCTTAGAATTAGATTTAACTAGTTGATCACCGTTACCTGTTTCGTATACATCAATTCGTAGAGTATCACTAACAGGGGTAAATGCGATAGATGTAGTTAATGTAATTATATTGTTTATCCAGTCAATTGCATAATCAGTACCTTCATAAATCGTAGTAGACAATCCAGTAGTACCATTGATCACAGCTACAAATATTTCAGTTGGGTACTGAGCAGCACCATCAAAGCTATACACTGTTTGAGTTGACGATACTGGATTTAGTTCTAAAGATACTATATTATAACCAGTGTGAGCATATTCAGTAGCAGGCCAGTTTGTTCCAGGACGTGTGTTTACTGTCATTGCAAGATTGTCAGTTACCATACCTGCAACCAATTCTTCAGGAGCGTAACCTGCTGTAAATGCATCACCTTGAATATCATAGATTGGAGGAGCTACCACAAACAGTGTTGATACTGTCCAAGTAACACCATAATCATCAGTTAACAATACAGTGTCATTTTCTCCTACTGCAATAAACGAACCGGTTTCTTTATGAGAAATTCCTTTTAATTTTTCTGTAGTACCTGAGGCAACCGTAGTCCAAGTAATTGCATTAGTAGATGTTCTAATTGTTCCTGTGTCACCTACCGCAATAAACACTCCATCACCGTATACTACATCATTCAGTGTTGCAGTAGTAGGATATGAATACATTCTAGTTCTAAACGGAATGCTTCCATCAGTAAGATTTAGAACTGTGCCGCCTAAGCTTGTAGATATTTCAACTTGAGTTGAAGATACGATAGTTTTTATATAATAACTAATTCCAGCAGTAATAGAACTAAAACTATCAGTGAATCTAATCACATCGTTTACAGCAAATCCAGCAGTGTTAGTTAAAATTAATTGTTCAGTAGCAGAGTTTACACTTAGTACTGTTACTTCATTTACGCCCAACCAACTTGCACCGTTTTCGCTGTAATATATAACACCATTTTCACCAACTGCTACGATATTGTTTCCGTTAGCGGCAACGCCATTAAATCCATTAGGTGTGCTTGTGTTTACACCAGCTGATGGGATAAAGTTTACACCGGTCCAATTTATTCCGTTTGCGCTGTAGTATATTAAATTAGTATCTACTATTTGAGTTAACCCAGTAGAATATTCAGGTACTTCACCTTTACCTACTGCAACAAATCCAGTAAATGCAGCAACGTTTACTGCACTAACTCCGTATAGTGTATTATCATACTCAGTAAACGCTAATCGTTGAGTCCAATCGTAAGTGTCGCTACTTGAAACAATACCTTCTCCTACTGCAACGAAAAGATTGTTTCTGTAAGCTACTGACTGTAATGATAGCGCAGCAATGCTTATTGGTTGAGGGCCTATTTCACTTGTAACAGTGCCTGTTGTAGTCCACACTATCCCGTCGTTACTTCTAAGTATAGGAGTAGCCGAGTTAGTGGAAGACATAACATATATGTTATTAGCTTGTATGATATCAGTTAATCCTATACCCGCATTAGTAAGTTTAGCAACTGCCCAAGATTCGCCGGTTTCGCTGCCTAACACCGCAGAATAGTTTGGTGCACTAGCAGCAGCCAAATAATTAGTACCGTTCCAAACTACAGACGCAACATCAATATCAGTTGGATAAAACGCTTGTGTCTGTAAAATAGTATCTAGTTCGTACTGCTGGGCAGGAGCAAAAGGATTGCCTAAATATGTACTATTAGGATAAGTAACTCCCTCAAACAACTGAGTTAAGTCAACACCCGGCATATTCACAGTAGGCTGATAATATCCTACTACTCGGTCCATAGCGTTAAGTCTGCGGTCACCTGAATCTAGTAATTCCCACTTACCAAATATAAAGTCGTCATCATTATTACTTACAACACACACATATACTCTGTTGTTAAATTTAACAATAGACTGATTAAAGTAGAATGGTTCCGGCAATAATGCAAAACTGCCTGCTTTAGTCATTGACATTGAGCCGGTAGTATCAGTAGTAAAGTTAATAACTGATCCGCCGGGTTCAGTAGTCAGTCTTACAGTAGTTGCTGTTGGCTTATCAACGATGTAATATGTTTGTCCTAATGTAATTTGTGATGAGAAAATAGTGCCCGTAAATACAACAGGATCATTTACGCTAAAGTTAGCTGAACTTGTAACCGTTACTCTATCATTTGATGCTGTAATGTTTGTTGCAGTTGTAGTAGTGAATCCTACAAAATCAAATCCAATTCCGGTTACCGGTACAGTCATTAAAGGATTAGAGTAAACTTCAAACTGATTTGGAGATATTACTTTTAAGTAATATTGATCAGATGTTCCTGCTACTATACCTGAACAAATTACATCAATGATTCCTCCGTCAGTCTCATCTATAGTGTTTACCGTTAAAGTTAAATTATTAGCAGGTGTTGCTCCGCCGATATCAGCACCCGGTATAACGATAGTGTTATTAACCGCGTAACCTTCTCCTGCTGTACTTACTAATGCTCTATATCCGCCTAATATATAGCTTACATCAAATATTGCATCAATTATGATTTCTTGAGTCATATCAAAATCACTTACTGTGTTAGATAAAGTTACATCGGATCCACCGCTACTAGCGGATACTGTTATATACTCTTCTCCAGTTCCTAACATTGATCCTGAATCATTTGTAAGTATTTTTACACTTCCTCCGTCAGTATCAGATATAGTGAATCTAATTCCATCAATATTGATACTTTCTACAAAATATTCTACTCCTATTGTAATACCACCTAGTCCTTGACCTGAGAATATGATAGGCATGCCTACATATAATGACTCAGTAGTATCACAGGTTATTAAATTACTTGATGATGTACTAATAGCATCTATTTCTACTATACCGTAATCAGTTATGTAATATGTAGTTGCTGCTGTTAGTCCGCCTATAGTAGTATCAAATTGTACTGGCATATTAACATAAAAATCGTCGGTGTTTCCAGTAGATGAGTCAATAGTAATTCTATCTAAAGTAGCTATTGTAGCCGTCATTGTTCTTTCAATTAACGAACTGTTTGTTCCAGAAACGTTTGGATATTGTTCAGACGTACTATACAAAGTAAACAGCTGACCATTTACTTGTCCAGGGCTTACTGGTAAAGATACATTCATTGTCATAGAACCGGTTGCAGTAGACAATGTTAATGTGTTAGCTTGACTGGTTAACAGCATACTACCTGCACCGTTAGATAATACAAACACACCACCGTTAATCAAAGTAGAAATAGTCATTTGTGTTGTGTTAACTATTTCACTTACATAATATGTTGTGCCGGCAATAATGTTACCAAATGTAGTTCCAGTAAATATAATAGGATCGTTAACACTAAAATCATCAGTTGAAGAAACAGTTACTCTATTATTAGATGCAGTGGTTGCAGTTGCAGTAGTTGATAATGGATCTTGTGTTTCTGAAATAGTAAACGTTTGACTATTAATAACAGTTGTTATGTAATATACGTCATTTTCAATTACCCCACCAAACACAGGCTCAGTTACACTATACTTAGTAAAGAATACAGGCAAGTTAGTATAAAATCCTTCAGTTCCTCCTGTACCTATTAAACTCATAGGAACAGTTAACGCATTAGTACCTGCTTGGGTAGCTGTTACTTCAAGTATGCCGGGATAGTTAACAGTTAATACAGCAGTATCTACTACTTCGCCTGCTAAACATTTTAATCCAGCTGCAGGAATAGTTGCGTTAGTTAAAGTTACTGTGCCGCCACCTTCGGTTAATGATACAGTAAAGTCTGTATCATTAATAATTGTTTTAACATAATAAGTAATATTTTCTTGTAATCCACCAGCAACCGCACCAACAAACTTAACAGGCATGCCTTCATAGAAACCTATTGTTGATCCTGAAGCATTTGGATTAGCAGAACCATCATCTAGAGGTATCAATCTAATTGCATTAGTAGCTAATATCGTGTTGCCTACGTTACGTTCTAATGAAGACCAAGTTAGCTGTCTATCATTGTCAACATCTGTGATTTCAAACGCAACACCTTGAGCACTTGCTAATACTGATGAGATAGGAGGTAATACACTTTCTAATTGCATTGACGAGCTAGAAACACTTTCGCTATTAAAATAACTACCAGCAAAGAATGATCCGTAATATGTGCCTGCTCTCCAATCTTGTACTTGTGAAGTATAAGTTGTTCTATCAAATCTTAGTGTGATATTATTTTCTCTAATAGGAGACGCAGAAGTGATCGCAGAGGCTTTTGCTCCTAAACTAATAGTTAACTGATCATCTGTTCCGATATCAGATATTTGTATTCTGTTTGTATCATTTATAGCGTCACTGTAGTTAGAGTAAAACGCAACTATAGCAGTTGGTGTTGTTTCTAATACATTGATATAGTACCATTGATTATTAGCTAAACGACCGACCCCAGCATCACTTTGTTTAAACAGTACTAAGTCTCCGGTAGCTAAGTTAGGACCATAAACTCTTATTGTGTGTAATGTTGAGTTAATATCAGCATTAGTAAATGATATTACTACTGAAGGATCTATTCTAATTTCAGGAAGAACCATATATCCCTGACCAGGATCTATTACGTTAATACTTAAAACTGAATCTAAACTCATTACTGCTTCAAATACTGCTTCTGTAGTAGGAGCAGGATACAAATCAAGATCAACGTATGCAGTTACTCTAGGAGGATCAACATAACCTTTTCCTCCATTTAGAACAATTACTTCAGGTAAATCAATAAAGATTTTTTCATTAGGGAAATGTTGAGAAATAGCTGTTCCGTTTAGTCCTCTTTGTAGTCCTGAAACTAAGTTAAGTGCTCTGTCAACTGAAGAGTAAGCTATTTCTTCGTTACCTATTCTAATTGTACCATTGATTGGGAATCCTTGAGCATTGTCTACAAACATAAACGATGAACCCAAAGTCATGTAAGAAACTAATGTAGTGATCTCATAATTACTTTCACCGGTTAAGCTTACTCCCTTATTTTGAAACCATTGTGTGTATGGAGCAGTTTGCCAAATATCGTCAGTATCTACGTATTCATTATCTTGATTAGGATTAGAATATACTAATGAAGGAGTAATAAACTGATTTACTGATTTATCATACTGAGCAGGCAAATCAAAGTCTGTAATATTACCATCAAATGTGTCTATTCCTGTATACTTAAATACAAACTCTTTTACAACCACATGATAAGGTTTAACTTCGTTAATGTATCCTGCTAAAAAGTCTTGATTATCAGTTTGAAACACTTCTATTGGTTTCAATTCTCTTATAGTATGAGCCACATCTACTAATGAAGTTTTGTTTAACCAAGGTAAATAGTTTTGAGATTCAGTACTTTCACTTTGAATGTAGTCAAATAATAATATCAATCCTTTGTTTCTAAACAACAATAATTCATCAATATAAATTTGTTCGTTCAATGCGCGAATGATATATCTAGTTTCTTCACTTGGATATTCATCATATGAACTAGTATCAAAGAAGTTATCACCAAATCCAAGTCTTGCTTCAGCATAATCCCAAAGAGTCAAGTTAAATTCAATAGTTCCATTTTCTAAACCGATACGAGTCCAAATGCTGTTTCCATCATATCTGTAAACTTCAAACTTACCGCTACCATTGTTTTCTACAGTAACAATAGTGTCTGTTGCTACAGATAAGGTAGACAGATCGGCGTACAATGGAACTTGTATAGCTGACTTAGTGTTGTTGTCGTATCCAGTTGTCCACCAGTTAATATACTGCCAGTAGTCTGGTGTATTGTAAAATTCTCCTTGAGCAAACAATAAAGATATGTCAGGTCTAATTTCACTGATCGGATACTGAGCTAATACTTCATTAGCATATGTTAAGTAATTCTTTAATGCTAGGTAACGATTGTAAAAGAAACTTTGTCTTGGTCTAGCTAATACACCAGACTGAACTGCTTTTGGTAAGTACGGGTTAGGTACTACGCTTCCTTCTTCATCTACTCCAGCCAAACTGTCTAACAGTCTATCATAAAGACCTATAGGTTCTGCGTTGCTTCCTAATTTAGGTAGTCCAGGTAAAAAGTCATCAGCAAAATCTTCTTTAATTAATGTATATTCTGAGTGTGCTTCATCATCATTTGTACCATTAGCATACCCTATATGGAATACGCTATCATTTGCATTAATATATTCAGCACAGTTATAAAGAGCAAATGAATTATCTCTTAGCGGAGCAAAAAATGCGATACCAGAATTCTTAGGATTGCTGATGTAAGATTCAAGTATTGTATCAGATAATGTTTTTCCTTCTTCTCTAAAGATTATATTTGAATTTCTTACCCAGAAATAATAAACAGGAGTAACTATATTAGAAGAATCTATTATACTAGAAACAGTATATCTAGTGCTATCTTTTGGTGTGCCGGGGCCTTGATAATCTCTAGGAGAAACATTACTTACTACCCAAGTATAAACAGCAACATCACTACCAGGAAATACTGTTCCCCAATATTTGCTGTTGTATACTAAGTCATTTTGATGGTAATTTACAAAACGAACATTAGTAGTATCAAACCATACTTTACCAACTTTTTCAGGGCCCCAAATTAACCCTGACTGAGGATCAAAAATCTCATCACTGTTATAATTAGCAGGGTCAATTGAAGTAACATAGTTTATGTTTTGTCTTACAGATCCTAATAGTTTACCCTGTAATGGATCAATGTAATCAAGATTTATCAATGTGTTATTTGTTTCAGCACTAAAGAGTTGTGCATTCTGGATGCTATCAATGTTTACTATAGGCGCAGAATTTCTGTATATTGACCAGTCTTTAATACCTGATTCATTTTCGTAAATAGTTACTTGACCGTCTACTGAGTCTGGTAAGAAGTTAGGTGTGCCTATCATTACTACATTGCTGTTGAAATCTAAAGCAGTGCCATAAAGTGGATTGAAACCGTATACTATGTCTTTGCTGTTTACAGACTGTGCATAAACAAACTCACCGATATTAGTTAAGTTCTCGTTATAGTTTGAAATGTAATCAAACATATAAACTGCGCCGGCATTTGGTGCAGTATCTATAAACTGTGTAGCGTTGTTGTCAAAAATAGTATCGTTTGTAAAATCTTCGTCATCAATAAAATCAAACGTAGTACCTTCATAACGAGTAGCTACTGGTGCGCTAATCACTACAGAATCATATTCGTTGAATTGAACTACTGATCCAAACTGAGTAGGTCCAAATTCATGCGGGCAGTTAATAACTTGTGTGTTAGTATATATTTCAATACCTAGTTCAGTTAATGTAGTGGTATCAACCGCTGTTATTATTAGTTTCTGATTAACCTGAGTTAGATCAGTATTAATAACTTGAATCATTAGTTTATTATCTACAGTAGCCGCTGCTTGAATGTTAGTAATATTAGCAGAATTAATAGCATTAGCTACAACTGTTGCGTTTCCTATTGGCACGTTAACAAAGTATCCGTTAATTAGTAAAGGACGAACAGCAGTAACATTACATTCGTTTACTCCAGTTACTAAACCAAATTTTGCTCCAGCATTTGTAAATCTATAAACAGCACCTTCTTGGTTTTCGTCACTAATTTCAAAAGGAGATCCTATTAATATTTCAGAACCTGATTGAATAGTATCAAGTGAATAACCAAACTGAGTGCCTACTCTATTATTATAATTTGATGTAAAGGTCTGCGCGTAAGTAAACTTACTATCGCTTACTGTGATAATATCACCTGCTGTCAATGTACCTGAGTAAACGAACGTACTACCTATCACACCATAGTTGTTATCTTGAACTATTACGCCGTTTCTAGATACGTATAATGGTGAGGTTTGCACGGTAGCAGTTACGTTAGAAACAGATCCTACGGTAGATATTGCCTCAGGAGTAATAGATGATCTTGAAGTTTTTATTGTTATATCAGATCCTGCAATACTTCTTATGTAGTAAACACTATTTCCTTGAATACCGGTACCAAGTAAACCAGTACCGCTAAAGATAATAGGATCATTAACTGCTATTCCAGATACACTGTTTAATGTGATCAAGTTTCCTGTGGCATTAGTAGCACTTACTGTTCGTGATACTGTTATAGGTGTCCATGCTAATTGGAAAGTTTGTCCTATTGTATTAAACTGAACTTCAATATTTTGAACTGCTCTAGAAAATGCAAAAGCACTTCCCCAGTTAGCAATGTTGCCATCATAGTCTTTATCAGGAGCGCCCACTACCATCACATCACCATAGTAGTTTGTAGTAATAGACTTGCTAAACTTATCAGTTGATGATACTAAGCTTAAAGCTACTCCGTTGATTATTGTTGACGCTTTGTAAGTGATCTGAGTTGCTGCACCGGTGCCGGTACCTACTCCTGTTGCAACAAACGTGATACCTACTTTGCTTTCAATCGCACCAATTAATGTAAAGTCAGTAGTACCTAAGTCAGTGATAACATAAGTTTGTCCGGAAACAAAATATCCTGCATTAAGCAATATGTTTTGTTTCTGATAAACATGTACCTTATCGTTTGCAATATCAGAAATATATAACCAATTTTGGTCTCCGGAAATAGCTAGTTCGCTACCCCAATCTGTTACTCCGCCGGGTGCAGCGATTGTTTGATAAAGAACAAAATCGTCTGACAACTGACTATCATTAATTACATATACATGAACTTCTGAAGCAGTAGTAGGTTCAGAAATTACATAAGTGTTTCCTGCATAAACGATCTTAGAACCAAATGATGTTCCGCCGGTTAGTGTTTCTACGATAAAGTAATTGTTAGCAGAATCTTGAGCGTAACGATAAACTTCGCCTGCACTAGCATCGCTTATTAAATACCCTGCTTGATCAGTGTACGCAACTGCGCTACCAAATGTAGTGCTGTTAGTTTTTGTTACTTCATTATTATACTGATAGTTCAAACTCTTTCTATATACAGCCCAACTACCGTCAGTGCTTTCGTCTACCCATACAGTATTTTTTACAAACTCTGTATCCAGTAGCGGTAGGTTATTAATACTAGCAGGATTGCTTACTCTTTGTGATTGGAATGTTAAACCAATACCTTGACCAGTGCTTGCAATTTCAGTAGCTACCGGTAAGTTAATAATCACTTCATTCAAGTTAACTATGTTAGCTACTATGTAATATCCGTCTACGTTTGTTGCATAGTTTATAATAGACAGAGGTTGCAGTCTTACTAAACCGTGAGGTTGAGCAAATGTTATTGTAGCAGTATTGTTTAGATTACTTCTTACTGCTATTACTCTACCAACAGATGTCCAAGCTAATACATCCCAGTTTCCTAGATAGTTAGCTAACCAAGCGTAGTCTCTTACATAAAAATCATTAATAAGTACAGGCTCATTATTTTTATCTCTTGCTACTGGTAACCCTGAATAGAAATAAGAAGACATTTTAACATCATCAAAGTTTACATATCCAGCATCAGGATATACTTGTGTTGGAGTAGAAGGATCAATAGTACTTAAAATATTAGGAGAGTCAATAGGTCTAGCATAATTGAACAAACTATATATAGGCACTTCTTGTTGAGAACCCGGAGTATAAACACCGTTAGTCAAGCTAACAATTGATGGATTACCTGTTAGATATTGTTCGTTGATTTTAAAATCTACAAAGTTTTTGTTTAATAGTCCACCAAACTCACCGCTTTTAATAGCCCAGTTTTCATAGACTTCATATTCAATACCACCTTGCGGTAAGGTAGCTCCTCTAAATGCTTCTATCGCATTACGAGTACCTTTGTTTTTAATCAAGTTTTGATAAACGTTAATCTGAGTAATATCAGTTAAGTCTACTAATGCCATGTAGTCACGAGGTCTGTAACCTATCAGTGAGAATCCTAATAGGTCTGCATCGTTTTCTAAGTTAGCTTTGTTAGTGTCATAATATAACGCACTTTCATATGATCTAGTTGAAGAGTTAGGTAATAATCCTTTTTGAATTTGATCGTAATCGGTTTCTTTCCAATCTCTTTCATTGAAAATATTGCTAGGCTCAATTACTTTTAATGCAGTCCAGTATTTGTTTTTATAAAGTACAATTGATCCTTTAGTGTACTTGACTGCTCTTGACCATTCTTTTATGTTGTCTTGATTTAATATAAATCCTGAAGCGGTAATAGTTCCGTTCCATTCAGCGGTTTTAGTTCCTCTTACATATATTCTGTTTTGTCTTAACCCAGTAATTAAATTGTATATAGTATCATTAAACAATGTAGTATTATCAAATACCACAGCATGTTCAAAGTTACTTAAATTAAACTGTCCATAAGAAACAGTGTCACCTTGATTAAGTGCGGTAACACTAAACTCAGTACCGTTTCTAAACACGCTTAAGTCTTTTGCTTGTATTGGATACAAGTTTTGATTCAATACAAAATTAGTATTTTGTACAGTAAGCGGTTGAACAATTGAACTTTCTTTGTCAATTTTCAATGTTTGAGCAGATGGATTTAATAAAAGAATACTTCCTACTTCCCAGCCAGTTTGTGACCAGTATAAGAATTCACTGATCATTTGATCCCAGTTAACTTCTATTCCACCTAAGACATCGTTGAATATCATACCTTGTGAAGTTAGATATGCACCGTAACTAGACAAGAACTGTGCTACTTCTTGTTCGCTATAAAACTTAGCACCATAAGGAATTAATAATTCGTTAGCAGTATAATCAACTGCAACTTTTACCTGAGCATCTTCAACTTGAATGTTATTGTATTTACCATTGTTTACTGGCTTCAATACTTTAAAGTATGCATTAGTTTGTGAATTACCAAATACAGTATAACCATCCTGTGTTATTTGTATTACAACTCCTGAGTATACAATTCTATCAAACGGTTGATTATCATAAAGAAGCAATGAATAACTTTCGTCTGGAATTAACAATGATGCGTTTCTACTGTTTGGAGTTCCTTTTTCTACATAGAACTTTAGCAAGTTTTTATCGCTATACCCAGCCAAACGATAAATTAATCTTACATCAAGGTTATCAAGTAAGTTAGTAATATTTTCAGTAGCATTTATTCCTATTTGCTTTTCGTAATCAACTATCCAGTTAATATAACTTGTTTTTGCAGTACCTGAACCATAGATTTCAACATCACTTATTACTAAATGACTTCTGTTGTTTACCAAGTATTGATTAAACTCTAAGTTATATTTGTAGTTGTCTACATCTACTCCCAAGTTAAAGAAGTTAGCAGGTTTCATTAATGCAAATATTCTCATCAGATCAAAAGGATATGCTGAGCTTCTACGATAGCTTAATTCAACCGGGGCATCATCACCCACTTTCCAATCTCTTTGGAATGTATTAGGGTTGTAGTTTCCTACTATTGCAACAAACGGAGAAACTAAATTACCTGCACTGTCTACTGGAATGATATTAGTTAAGCCAGGACGAGCAACTGTTTCAACTGTAATAGGTACTCCGTCATTCCAAATTACACCCTGTTCTAAATCATTCCAAAGAATTAAGTTATCACTAGTATAAGGCGCAGGACCATATCTTTCTGTCCACCAAGTTGGTTGATCAGTAAAACCTAACATTTCCCATGGCGTAGCATTAGGGGTTGTAGTATCATAAAAGTATTGATACACACCTCTCCAATAACCTTGCTCAATCGGTGTATTAGTTAATTTGTTAGCTGCATTGGTGTAATTGTAAGTAAATTCATTTACTTTAGAAAAAACCTGAGTTTTGTAATTTAATCTGTTTTGCCCTACCCAGTTTAAGAAACTTTCACTATACATTTGCAAGAATTCGCTATATGTATAGTCGGTATCTCTAAAGAATCCCGGTAGCACTTCATATGTTTGAATAGGTACAGTGCTGCTTAATTTTAAGTTGTTATAAATTCTTGTTTCAAATTCTAATAAGCCCTGATCTCTAAAGTCTTCTAGAACACCCAAATTAGTGTTATAAGATCCGTATAACTTATTATAAGAACCATCGTGTCCTTTAATAAAATATGTTGGTTGAGTATAAGCAGTGTCTAACACTACTTGAGGAGTATAAGCAGGATATAAACCTAATTTTGTTGGTGTGTTAGGAACATAACTACCATAAGTTTGATTATATTCTTTAATAGTAATCTTGTCACCCGCAATCAAGTCTAACGTAACAGTTAGTGACGGGGCATCTTGACTTATAACATAGTCTTGATTAATAATCAATTGTTTCTGTATAGTTACACCGCTTATTATTCTTGACAAATAAACAATAACACCATTATAGTTAGCAGTAGCAAAGTTATATGTTGTAGTTAAGGGATAAATGCTTGTATCTAAATTGTTTGCAAAAGTATAAGTGTTGCTTCTTAATGGTGACTTAGCAGGTAACATGTCGCTCCAAAAGAACGCTTGTGACTCACTTTTAGCCGCAGTAATAATATCAATAGCTTGATCTAGTATTTCTGAAGGCGTGTATCGTTGTACATATTCTGCATTATTAATAGTATCTACTAATAGATTTTTAAACTTAGTGTATTCGTTGCTATTAAATTGTAACGCATCAAACAAGTTGTGATTTGTTTTACGCAAGAATGTGCCGGGTAATACTAAAGAAGCACTATTTTGAATTATGTTAGTTCCATATGGAACTAAGTTACCTAAGTCTCTATAATTGTTTGATCCAAATACTTGACCTAACATACCGGGAGCATTTACATAAATGTCTCTGTATTGTAATCTAATATCACCAACGTTAACTGTTTCTAAGTCTTGGTTAAATGGATTGTTACTTAAGTTAACAGGTATTGTATAATATGCTTGATTACTAACTTGGTTACTTAATATTAAAACTTCAATTGGTGTATCACTATCCAATTCAGAAACGTCTAATAATTCAATGATCGTAGAATTTGCAGTAATAGTGTATGAATATTCACTTACGCACTGGCAAGCATTGTTTATGTACACCTGTACACTAGTCCAAGAATCTTGACCTTCTACTTCAGATATAGCAGCAATGTCGCATACAAATGTTGTACTAGGATTATCCTTTAGATATGTAAATTGAAATACTTGATACTGCGCACTAGGTGCTACCGCGGTTTGCCAACCTAATTCTCTAGTATATTCAGTTCTGTCATCATAATTAAACACATAACCTGTGTTAACTTTTTGAGTTATAGGAGTAGTTCCAGTAACATAATCAAATGTATCAGTGTTTAACGAAACATCAAAACTAATATCACCTACATTATCAATAGCACTGTATCTTATAGGAAATCCTAAAATAGGATCATCGGTTCCAGAGCCTATGCCATAAGAAAATAATGTACAGCCGGCAAAAGAAGTACCTTGATAAATTGTTGGATCGCTAAAACTTATACCGTTTTCATCAAATACATCAAATAACGGTGCTTGATTTACAGTAACTTTTTCTTGTGCTGTGATCCAATTATCGTTACTAAAATAATAAGTATTACCTTGATTATTATATCCTCTAGTAATAACTGCTTGATCATTTTCTTCACACAAACCATCCTGAGCTTCAGTTAATGTAATAACCGGTACTGATGATGGGGATAATTGAGAAAGTGCAACAACATATATTTTATTGCGTACATTCACATCCGTGTCTGCTGCAAATATAATTCTTGCTCCAGAGAATATAGAGTAATTATTAACTGTAGTGTCTGTTGCAATAACGGCTACACTAGTAGCTGAGCCAACAGATTGTGATACGGCCCAAGACACTGTTAATACAGTGTTATTACCTGCTATGGTTATATTTGTAATTTGTGTGTTGTTAGGTAAAATATCTAAGTAATCACTAATATACTGCCCAACTTGGAACGTTCCTACAATATCAGCAGTAGGAATAGTAATAGTAGTTGATGTTCCTACAACAGATGCTATAGATACTGTATTTTCTGTATATACTTCTACATCAGGAAAATAATTGTTTAATCCTGCAATTTGCGATAGTGCATCAGTTGTTCTTTGATCAATGAAATCTACTGCATCTTTGCCACGAGTACCTGAGTTGAATAATCCTAAATTAGGATAAAATTCAATAATAGGTCTTCTTGCTTTATTTTCTGCTTTAGCGAATTCAGTAACTATTGATGGATTATTATTATAAATCGCAGTTTGATTAATTACTTGCGAATGAAACCATCTGTTGCTTCTAGACCAAGCATTTTTGTTTATTGCGTTTCTAGCAATAGTAATATAATCTAAATCTGTTGGTATAAACAAATCACTATCAAAGTTTGATAAATCAAACGGAGTAGTATCAAACGGGACAAAGGTACTTGTAGTAAAATCTTCAGGTGATACTAATGTTTCAACTGAAATTAGTTCTATTGCCGAACCTACACCTTCTACGTAATATTGTCCGGATAAGTATCTTGACGGGATAACGTCACCGTCAAATTCTACTTTTAGTCCATTAGTAAACACAACACCATTTGTTGAAGTGTAATTCTTTTTACCTAAAATATCAGTTTCTACATTTATAGTATTCGTGGTATTATTTTCAATTATTCTAATAATACCTACTTTGTTTGCAGAAGTACCATCTTGATAGTAAAGCTGATCAAGCGGTGCAGTAATATAAGGTACTAAAGAAACAACACCTAGCGTATTTCTATAAAATTGTCTGTCAATCCAAGTTGAGCCGTACGTAGCTGTTATTTTTTGTTCAGTTGGTATTAAACCGTCTGGTATTAATCTTATAATTGGATTTGTAGGATCTGAGGGATCTACTACATAAGTAATTCTGTAAAAGTTTTCACTAACTGTTGTATAGAACCCTTCTTCATACAATCCTTGATTTGCGTTAGCGGTCATTGTTCCGCTATCAGTAGTAAGCGGAAAAGTTGCTCCACCTAATGTATCAGAAATAGTAAATTCCGTAGAACTGTCTACACTTTTAATATAATAAATTGTACCTGCTGTTACTCCACCAAATACTGGATTGTTAAATGTAATAGTATTGTTAACTACTAGCTGACTAGTATTTCCAGTTGATAAAGTAAATCTATCAGTTGATGAATTAGAACTTCCTATTGTAACTACTAAAGGAGCTACTAATGCATTATCATTCGTATCAAATGAAGTTTCATCGTAGTATGCAGAAATATAACCAATCTCATTAACTACACCTGTGTCATAAAACATAACACGTAAGTTGTTCAATGAAGTAATACTATCAATTGACCCTAATGCTGACAACGGAGCACCGTTGACATCTTCAAATGGTAGTGTGCTTATCACATCAACTAAGTTGTTACCGGGGAATATAAACTCATCTTGTGCATCTTTACTAGGTACTGTAAAAGTAACTACACCCTGAGTAGCTCCGTTATTACTAACACCATATACATCTCGTACCGGCAAATTAGGTTGAGTAGGACTGAATCCTGATACACCGGGTTCTCCTTGTATCCAAAACTGTGATGGCTGATTTACTGTAAATCTATACGAACCACCTCTTAATAAAGTGATAGTAGGATTGGTACTGCCAGCAGAAGCTCCCAGTTCTCTTATATTATAACCATTAGCTAAATCAGTAACTATATAATCATTGGTTGAATAGACTAGTGCAGAAGACACAGTTACTGCGGGAGGACCAGTAGGTATCCAGTAATATTGATTGTAATTTACTATTTTGTCAAAATCAGTAAATGAATCCCATGAATAAATCTGACTTTCAAACAGTCTTGAATTATTATTAGTAATTCCTCCCTGCAATTCTAGTGCATCTAAAATACCGGGATAGCTAATAAAATCTTGAGCAGTTGACTGATTAGTTTTTGTAAATACAACACCGGGATCTAGTTGATAGTCTGTTCTTGTTTTATTTGGTTCTGTTACATAATAATCATTAGCATTAACACCATAACCTACTTTACTACCAATATATCCTTGTATCTTTTTTGTGATAGGAGGATTTACTAGCTGGTCTAGTGTTGCTGACAAAAACTCAGTGTTGGTTTTTGTTTGAAAAATTTCGGGAAGAAAATTAAGAGTTCTTATTCTTGTCATTTTTAATGATTACCTACCAATTTGTAACTCAGCGGGAGTTAATGCCGCTACTACCAATACATCATTTGCTACTGCCCCATTTGCAAAAATCTCATAAGGCATGCACTTTATTTCGTATAAATCACCAAAACGCTTGCTAGGATCATTTGGTACTAATACAGCAGAACTTATTAATTCTCCGCATTCAGCATGTAGATATGCACTTAGTTCTGAGAAAAAGAACGTATCTCCAAAATTCCAATTGTTAATATTAAAATACTCATTCATTGCTGTTAATACTGCACTTCTGATTTCACTATCACTAGCATTAGTTTTACTTTGTTTAATTACCTTTATTGTGGCTCTTAGCGCAGGTTCTGCTTTAGGACCAAATAACGGTTTGAATACAACACTATTTAACACCACAGAATCCGACAACATTTTGAAATTCTGAACTTGTGAGTACTCTTGATTTAGTTGATTGATCGTTGGCATATCTGGCATAGGTATTGTGTTAGTTGAATCTTGAATCCAATTTTGATACGCAGTATAATAAGATTGCGTAACTACATAAAGATCAATAATATTAGTAGTAGCTGGATCTATTCTAGTAGTATTATTAGAATTATGTCTGTATTGAAAAGACAATCCTTGTCTACCCGGTTTTACTGAGTATTCAAGTTGTTCTACTAATACATATGAAGGTATAGTTACCGTTTGATCTTGTACTGATTTGTAAAACTTATTCTCTGTATATGCATAAAATAATTGTCCTAGAGGATAATCATATTTTACAACTTCTACTTGAGTTTTAGTAGCAAATTGATACACAACGTCAGTAGAAGGAACAATAACTTCTCTTGATAAATTAATAGCATCTTGAATTAATCTAAAGAAAACATATATTCCTATATTTGAACCCGTATTATCGTAACCAGTAATTTGCTGAAAGAAATCTGGATTTAAGATTAACTGACTGTTATTAACATCAGTAGCCGCAATTTCAACTTGGAAATCATCTACATAACCGTCGGATTGAACAGTTTGTCCTAAAATATTAACTTTTACATCTTTACCTAAACTTTGTGAAGAATTAGGCTGAGAATTTACTTGTAAAACATTAATAAAGTCTTGAATAATTTTTCCAGTAAACGGATCGTATACTAACTCATCTCGTGCAAACGTAAATCTAGTATCCGCAACACTACCAAAGTAATAAGTTAATGACTTAAGTGTAACAGTATATCTACCTGATCCCATACTTTGAAATTTAACAAAATAATTCTCGTCGGTTATAGGTCTAATAGTCCATCTTTCTTGATTTATAGTAAGGGCGTTATTGAATACTAATGTAAAATTCTGTTCAAGTTCCATACGAACTACACACTCATTAATTAAAGTAGCAGATAATGAGTTGTCAAAAACAGGTATAACGCTAACTAATATTGATCCTGAAGGAACATATCCGTTTAGTGTTACGGGTCCTGTTCCATTAGCGAAACCACCTTCGCCGTTATTACTACCGTCTCCTATAACGTTTAATACAGTAGTCCAAATAAAATATTGTTCAGAATTTGCGGGGATCCCTGCTACCAATCTATTGTTGGCATCATAGTAAAATCCTGACGGTGCACGAAATCTTAAAATTGATCCAGTAGTAACATACTTTGCATTAGTAGTAGTAAAGGTTCCCAACGAAGCGGGAGTATTATTACTACCAGATATGTTATAAAAATATCCTGATTCACTAGAAGCATCTACTGAACTAGTTTGCCAATATACCCAAGTGTTGTTAGGAGCTACTTGTGTATTTGTAATAGTATATCTAGGATAATTCTGAATGTAATACTGATTAGCTTTATTTTCTGCAAGAACAGACGCAAGTGTATTATTAAAGAATGCAATAATATCACTTATGTTATCTATAGTAAGTTCTAAAAATCCGTCAGTATCGTTTTGATAAAGAGCACCATCTGAACCAAACGAATTAGTACTTGAATATTTTCCTGTTGGGTCTAATAAGTCAAAGTTTTTAGAAATACCCACTGAACTACGATTAATTGCTTTACTTTTTATAATAGAACTATAAAGAGTATAAGGGAAGTTGTTGTAGTCTTCACCGTTTACCATTCTGTTTTGCGTGTAATAACGAGTAGGTGCTCGTTGTTTAATTTCTGATAAAGGCTCTCTAACTTGCGCGTTAGATACAGCAAGTGGTAACTCTAATCCCAATGTTAGTGTTTCATTTCTTCCTTGACGATTCACATAAGTAAACGCTACCGTAATGCCTTGCATTTCTGACGGGTCAATTACATATGTTTGAGCGTTACTAGAACGTACATATGCTCTAAATAATCCTACCGGTACTTCAGAAAATACGCCATCACCGAAAATATAAGTAACTTGATCGTTAAATCTAGAATTTACTGAAAATATTTTTTTGTCAGAAAACTCTGTTTGTAGGTATGCGTCTGCATAAACGTTGTCAACTTTTCTCCAAAGTGTTCTATCACCATTGTTATTGTTTAACTGATATAACCACGTGTCTGTATTATTAACACCTTGAATACTACCTATATCTACTGTTTGATTTGATATTTGTTGTTCTAAATTAAAATCAAAGTTTTGTAGTGTCCCTTGTTTGAAGTAGAAAAAGAATCCAGTTTCAGGACTACCGTATCCCAACTTGTCATTACGATATAAAATGTTAAATCTACTACTAGGGTCAGGTGGAATTTCGTATATATAATCTTCACCTAAACTAGTTACAGATACTAACTCAAAACTCATGTTCTGTCCATCTACTGAAGAAGTAAACGGAGCAATGGGCAAACTATTATCAGGAATTTTTATTGAATATTCGTTTGTTGTTACATTCACTATGTCAGTAGAATTACCCGGTCTACCTATGCGTTGAGTATCAACTAGAGTAGCATTGATAATAGTGTTGAATTGTTCTAACCAATTTGGATTTGCTGGGTCATTCCAAAGTATAGGTATATTATTTAAATTAACACCATTGATGTCTAAAAGATTTTGTGTAGTTTGGATACTAGTAACTTTCAAATAACCTTGAGCGGCTAAGTTTCTTTTAGGAGTATAGCTTACTAAGTTTGCTAACTTGATTACTGAGTCTCTGCGTTCAGCAGTGTCAATAAAGTTTTCACGAGAGTTTAAGTCGTTTCTAAAAGCAAGACCCTGACCCATATAAGCCATAACGTCAAGCAGAGCAATAAACTCTGAACTTTCAATATAGTCGTTAAAAGTTTCAGGATAATATAATTGCAAATAGTCTATAAAACTCTTTCTAAGAGTTTCATAGTCATAGCTTCTAAAATCCGCTTCTCTGAATGTCTGGTAAATCTGCTTCCAGTCATTGACTCCAAAAAGTCCGCTTTGTCTAGATGATGTTGCCATAATAAGTCTCGGTTAATATATACTATATTTATCATTTTGAAAAACCGAGAGTTTTATGATTTATTAAATTCTAGAGGCTACACTAGTATCTTGATTAAAAAATACATTTAAAACTAATGCTTGATTGAATGGAGTTACTGCCATTTCTACTTCTATTAGTATACCGTTGTCACGAGGATAAATATTTACATAGTTAAGTTGAAGTCTTGGATCTAAACTAGCAACTCTTCTGACTTCAGTTTCTAACTGCTGCTGCGTATCAAAATTATTAGGCTCAAATACAAAACTCCAAAGAGTAGTTCCATATCCTGGTTGTCCTACTTTTTGTCCTAAGGGTATATTAAGTGCATTTATAAAGTCTTGAATAACTAGTTGACTATCCACCATTCTAAACTTTTTACCAAATACGATAGGATCAGTTATACCGCCGGTGCCGGCATCACTACCGGGCCTAGCGTTAGTAGTTTTTGGTTTGTCTGCATTTATTGTACTGAATCCGATGTATGTTGGCATGATGTATTTATTCTTTTATTGTTGGTTACTTATTGCGTCTATTCTTGCTTGATAGTCTCTTTTCTTAGCAAATAGTGCATCAAGTTTTGCTTGTACTTCATCTTTTTTACGTTTAACTTCGGGATCGCCGGCTGGAGAATTTTGCTCTTCTGTTAATACAGCTATACCCTCTGTTTGTTTTACCCTTAATATTTGTATATTTACACCCTGTATCTTTTCTCTAAGATCAATTATTTCTCTGTCCACTCGTCTTATATCAGTTAAGCTTTGTACAGCCTGTCTAGAAACTTCTCCAGTAAAAGTTGGATTAGGTATTCCTGGATCTCCTAACAATGAAACTGTTTTCTGATTGATAGATTCTCTGTTAGTAGTGTTTACTGCAACTGATAATGTTCTAGATTTTCCTTTGCCGCCAAACAATGATTTTACAGCAGAAATAGCAGACATTGCACCAGCAATAGATCCTATCGGCAATCCTGAAAGAGATTTTGCTAGTCCACCTGATAATCCACTAGTTATACCTCCTAGTCCACCTGTTAAGCTACTAGTTATACCTCCTAGTCCACCTGTTAAGCTACTAGTTATACCTCCTAATCCGCCTGTTAAGCTACCGGTTATACCGCCTAGTCCACCTGATAATCCGCTAGTTAAACTGCTCAAGTCACCTGGTAATTTTGGAAGAGGTAAATTATTCATTGCAGAGCTAAAAGATCCAGTGACTAATGACGATATTTGACCAGATCCGGGAATGCTAGTTAAATTTGGTAATGCTTTATCAGTAAAAGATGCAATTGATTTCAATCCACCGGGCATATTGATTATCCCGCTAGCTATATTAGTAGATTCCAAGAGTGAAGTGCCAGTGAATCCCTGTAATGCTTGAGCACCTAACGAACTAACGGGATTTAATTTACTAATAACATCTGCGCTAGCTTGCCCTACTACATTAGAAAGTGAATCAGAAACTATTTGCTGACTACTAACCGAAGTACCTAAATTAGTAGCTACTCCAGCTCTGAAAGAAGGGAATGACAAGTTTATTGCAGAAAATGTAGAGCCCACAATACCGGTATTACTTGCTATCGGGCCACTAATACTTGGTGATATAGACATCGCATTTACTGCTTGTGAAATTCCGCCGAAGCCTTCTATTGTGTTTGTTGCTTCTGTCACAGATGCGGTAGCTAAACCTATGTCTCTTAGTACAGAAGAATCAGTAGTATTTTTATTAACTACAGTTCTTACTGTAGTTACTGTGTTACTTAAACCAGAGTTAACACCTGAAAAAACCACTCCTGCTATTTGACCTGATGTTTCTCTTCCTGTAATTACACCCGTATTAGTTAACGCTGTTTGTGATTGTCGCAGTGTTGTAACAACCGTGTTAGTTTGAGATTGTATTTGTCTAGTATAGGTACTTAAATTCTCTGCACCAGAGTTACCAGTAAACAATGTACTTGGCATAGCCTGCGTAATATTAGCCCCTGAACTTACTAATGAATTAATTAGCCTATCTGATCCCGGTTTCAAGACACCAGCACTTGCTAGTTGCGCCGGGCTTTGTGCAAATGCTCCTATCGCAGCGATTCTTGACGAACCCACATTTACTACGGATGCTCCTCGTTGTATAGCCGAAGATAGAGGTCCTGAAGCTGCTTGCTGAGCAGTAGCACCTATTAGTGCAGTAGTAGCTGAACTGTTTAAAGATTTGCTAATGGCTCCGGCAGTAGGCGAGGACAATGCAGTTGCTAGTCTTGCCGGCACAGCACCTGTTCTAAGTCCTGCTTGTACTACATTAGATAAAGCTGAACTAGGACCCTGAGGTAGTTGTGAAGAAGAACTTAGATCAACCTTTATGTCTACTCCTTGACCTGCATGAGCCCATGGCGCGTGAGCAGGTGCCCTAGATGTTACACTCATCAACTTACCAGGCGCTGCGGTAAATCCCTTTTGATTATCAAAAAGAGTATCAGTGTGCGCTATTAAAGGAGTAGGTGCTGCATCTAAAGGAATAATAGGAGATTTACCTGTGTTTAAATTTATTAGTCCTCCGTTTATAAAAGTTAATGCAGTACTTGAGAATGAAGCTATACCGGTAGCTTGAAGACTCATTGCTCCTAAAACTTTAGTTGTAACCATTCCTAAAGCAGAAGTTATTAAGTTCATACCTATAGATTGTGTTAATGATTTATCAGTGGCTATATTCATGTTTTCTGCATGAATATTTAAATTTTTAGCCGCGTGTATATTCAAGTCATTGTCAGCGTGTAAATTTAGATCACCGTGAGTTCTTAAGTTAATGGAATTTGTAGAGTAAATGTCTACTGTACCTTCTTTACCTAATTCTATATACGATTGTCCGTTGGAGTGTAGAACCATTAATGTTTGTCCGTCATCACTCATAAGTATTTGATGACCTTTTGCTGTTCTTATTCGGACTAACTGATCTCTACCTATAACATCACCGTCATCCATTACAATAGAATGTCCGCCGCGTCTAGATATCACTCGTAATTTTTGATCAATGTTTGTTGGGTTATTTTTTATATTTTCAGCAATTGTTTCATCATCAAAACCTCCTTCATATATAGGTCTACCGGGTGTGCTTACTCCCCATCCCACTCTACTAGAAGTTTCTCGTTGTGCGCTTGATGATATCGGACCTCTCACTGGATCTCTTATTATACCTTGCTGTTCCATGATAGCCGCTGTATAACTATGTACTGGTTTGGTTGCAGTTATAAAACCCGGCTTGTTAGATTCAGCTTGGTTATTTGTATTCATATTTGTAGTAGGTAGTCTGGGCGCCCCTCCGTAAGTAGAACCCTCGCTATCATTATTGAATGATACATTTTCTTGTTGATCGGTAAAAGTTGCACCAATAGCAGGAACCATATGTAAAGTTTCTGGGTCCGGTACGCACCCTATGTAAAAACCATAGTTTACATCCCCGTTAACAAAAACACAAATTACAGTAGTTCCTATATCGGGAGGGGCGTGCCACTCACCATATGACGATGGATTGTGTTTAAAATCTCCAGAACCCTCACTACTTGAAGTTGGTCTAACACTTCCAAAAAAGTTAGTCATATATCTCACAGTTACCCAACCAGAAGAATTCTCTGGATCTAAACTGTTTAAACCGGATATGTAAACTTTAAGCCTACCTGCCCTGACAGGGTCAATATTATCTTTTACTATACCAAACACAGGAGAAGACCTGATAAATGCTCCACCTGAGTCAGGTTTATATGCGTTCAATGTTCCTCTAGGTTTGAATACGTTTTCAGCCATTTTTTTAACCTTTAATCATCTGTTGTTGATGTTGTACCGAGTCTAAACGGTATTTGTATAGTAGATTCAGCAGGAACTGGATTAATTTGTGGTACTATATTAGTTACTAAGTTCTTAATAAATCCAGTATTGGACGTAGTTACATTACTGTTTGTTGTAGTGGGACCTGTTCCGGTAGTTTTAGGACCTATAGTAGAGTCAGTAAACTGGTAAGTCATTTTACATGTTAACACTTGTTTGAATACTCCTCCTGAAAAAGTACTGTCTACGTTTACTACTTGATAACTTATTCCTTTAATATTAGCTGTTTCCGGATAGTTCCAAAATCTAATTTGATCATTAATAGAAAGAGTGCCTGTATTGTAATTATAATCTTTTGCTTCTCTAAAATCTAATTCTATAAAAACTTGTCCGCCGTTAGCACTAATAGTAAAGTTGTTTGCTCCATAAAATTGATTGTAAACTTGATTAGGGCTATCTATTGTGTCTTCCATTAAAAAGTCCGGGTCGCCTAATATTGTTATCTTTGCCTCAGCAAAACTTTTAGGATCAGATAAATCAGTTAATACACTGTTTTCAGCAGCAAGGTTCGTATCTGTAGGGGCCCCGGTGTTATCTCCATTAACCGATTGAGTACCAAGAATACGAGGAGTTTCTGGTGCTATACCTGGACCTGAATTTTCATTTATATCCGGAAGATTATTTGGATTAAATATTATCATAAAATAATTGTTATCCAATCGCTGTTCGTATTCAAGCACTTCAGAATTTTGACCAGTATACCAGTATTCGTATCGTTTACTAGGTCCATAATATCCTATGCCAGGATTAGCTAACGGATTAATAATAACAGGGGTATCATACTTTTGTAGTACGTATGTTATGATATAAGCATAGTCTTTTATTTTAGGATCCCATATACCACCAGAAACACGGGCGCTTAATGTATACCAAGAAAAGCTTTTACTAGAATTTGATATAATCCTTCTGTCGCGTTTAGTTGGATCAGGTTCAAGATCGGTAGTTTGTATTTGTCTTAACGCATCTGTCAGATAACTGCTTTGTTTTATTATTTGACTTATTCCTTGCATTATAGAAATTTTTTCAAAAGTAAACTCTTTTTTAGTAGGATCATATGCTGCTCCCTGGCGTTCATTTACCTGATTGACAGTCAGAGCACCACTACCTGATGTTCTAAGTTTCTCTATATCACTATCATTAACTATAGATGCTTTTGCTATAGGATTATCTGTTGAATTTGGTGAATCCGGAAATCCATGGTATTCTAGCCTATAAAGAGTTGGCTTTATGTCATTATTATATTCTAATCTAAGTTGCTCATTATTAAGACCGTCTATTAGTTGTTGTAACGATTCCCCTACTGTACTTGCAGAAATAGAAACAGCATTATTTATAAATCCTTTTTTTGTGCCGAATCCGGTGTTTTGATCTATAGGGCTTGCTATAATATCATAAACAGTTGCTTTTCCGTCAATTTTAAATTTTATGTTTGTAATAGTTAAAAAGTAATACCTATTAAAAAGTCTGTTACTATCATTATTAAAATCTAGCGATACATCATCATATTGTTGATTACCCGACATTAAGTTTCCATTCTTATCATACCCTAAAAACCCAACACTTAACACAAAAGGCATTCGTGTGGGATTATTAGGAAATGAAGTAGCAACAGCAAAACTATCTCTAGCTTTTTTTAAATTGCTTATAAAAGAAAATCCATATGGTTCTATAATCTTAAATGAAATATTAGTTACATTAGTAAATGTATGATTTGTTGCACCGGTTTTATTTTTTATTACTAAGTCATCTATATAATAATCTAGTTCAAATCCCGGTGCTGTATTAGAAGTAGTATTGTTTATGCCGCCGTTTTGTGCTACTAAGTAAGCGGTATTAGTGTCATTCAAAATAGTACCGTCTTTTGCATTAGTTGACCTAAACAAATCCATTCCGGTTGGTGTTACTAAGTATAAGCCAATTTGATAATTATAACTAGAATAATAACCTAAAGGATTTTTAGTTCTTCTACCTGGTTTATTTTCAATATTAGGAGGTGTAACATTATAAAATCTAAATTCATCAGATGAATCATCATTTACTGTATTTGTCATCTTAAATGCCTAACACCTGTTTTAATGTGCTCATTTTAGGTATATAAATTGATATACCTGCAACAAAGTCAAAATATGGATCGTAACCTAGTTTGTTGGGATTGCGTTCAGCAAATACCCACCATAATCTAGAATCACTATATAAGTCATAGGCTAGCATATCAGGCCTAAATTCATAAACTTGAGGTATAATATATAATACATCAGAAGCTAACTTAGGTATAGGTCTGTACCTCAATGTATCTAGATACTTATCATCATTAATATCTGTCAGATAATAAGGACTTGTTGCAGGATATATACTATTTGACATTACCATATACCTTTTGTAGTTAAACTACCGTTAGCATATTGTTCTAAACTAAATTTGTCTCTGATGTCATTTCTAGAAACAACTGGATATGCTGTTAACTGTATTTGTATCTGTGTAGGAACATATGTTGCGTCAGTAAATTTACCCGGTCTCGGCGGAGAGAATACTGTAGGTGGTGCTTCTCCGCCGGGCAATAAAGTTAACCCTAGTCTGGCTATTCGCTGTATTATTGTGGGCTCTTTTGCTTGTGTTCCTTCTTGAGCACCGGTTGGTGGCTCGTTATTTGGAACCGGGGACGGAGACTCAAGTTGCGCCCTTATATAATCTACTTTATCAGGTAGACTATAGTTAAAACTAGTAATTACTATAGGATGATTATTGAACTGATAAGTGCCTAACCCTGATAGAAAACACAACGGGGGAGGAGTACCGTTCACTGGCATTTGATCTCGACCATAAAACATTTTAGTAACTGATTTAAAAAAGTGTATAACTGCTAACATATAGTTGGCTTCTTCAGTATCTTGCGCTGTAAAGGTAGCAGTTATTGAAATTTGATCTACACTACTGTTTCTGTACTGATAAATTTTATAATTAGAATGAACAGGTTCTGTAGGTTCATAGTTTGCAGCATAACTTACCTGAATTTGTGGTGTGTAAGGGAATATCACACCTTTAGTGCCGTTAAGGGGTTTAAGTATACCTGGCTTTGATGCTTTATATAAATATGTTGCATCCGGCGCTAGGCTTAGTCGCACTCTCCAGTCATTCTGCGCCTGTTCAAATTGATTGTTAGTTGCAGATTCTTGTGTGCGAGTTATATCCCCAGGCAAGCCGGCAAGCTTGCCAAGACCTTTTCTTATTAGACTTTGTGTAAACGGACTTATTGCCATTGATTAATTCCTATGATAAATAGTATCTCATTGTATTTATCATTCAAAAAATCGCCAAATTTTCCCTTTGTACTTGATATAAGTGCATGATTTGTATATAGTTTAACTTCTACAATTACTAAGAGGTATTATGATTACAACTATAACAGCTACACCAAAGAAAGTTAATTATTTAAATAACAAAGATATTTTAAAACAAATACACGAAAGCAAAACATCATATTGCGCATTTACAAACAAAGACTATCATAGATATGATTTGATTATTGACAAACCCACAGAAAGCATAGAACAAAGTTTAGATCATGCTTATTTACCTGAACAAATTCAACAAGCAAAAGAAGTTAGAGCAGCAAGACTATCACATGAGCTAGGTGAAAAGATTCTTCCTGAAAGTATACAACAAACTGATCTCGTATTTAGAGTTATGACTTGGGATCATATTCCTGTTGCAGTTAAACAACCTAGAAAAACAGTAGTAAAAAAATCAGCCAAAGACTTAATTTTGTTTGACGATCATGAAGGTTTAGACGCTTTTGCTGACTTAGAAGATCCGGTAACAAAAGTTGAAGTAGACGATATGGTACATGTAAAGGTAAACTTTCCCCCATTTCAGCATTTTAAATTAGATGAAAACAACAGCTTTATATGCGTGGGCAAGTCGCATTGGAAAGGTGACTTACAAACCGGAGAGTTTTCCAAAGAGCACGGAAAGATTACTGACAAGTTAGCTAGAATGTATATTATGCTTTGCGAAAAGTATGCTATGAAGTTTAACTGGCGCGGATATACTTATAATGATGAAATGCGTGGTGCAGCCATTTTACAACTAACTTATGTTGGCTTAAGATTCAATGAAGCGAAATCAGCTAATCCATTTGCTTATTACACTGCTGCTATTACCAATTCTTTTTGTAGAGTTTTAAATACCGAAAAACGAGTACAACACATTAGAGATGATATATTAGAAGCTAATGGGTTAGCCCCAAGTTGGACTAGACAGGGTGAAAACTCTGATAAAGATTATCAAGGGTAATATTACCTTTCTAGTTGATCTCTTTCTATTAACATACTATACTACGGTTTATGACTAATAATTTATTTAAAAAAGCAGCAGTTTTTACCGATATTCACTTTGGAAATAAGAGCAACAGCACAATTCACAATCAAGATTGTTTAGACTTTGTTGAATGGTTCATTCAAAAAGCTAAGCAAGAGGGTTGTGAAACTTGTTTTTTCTTGGGTGATTGGAATCATCATAGAGCAAGTATCAACATTCAAACGCTACAGTTTGGCTTAAAAGCATTAGAGAAAATGAACGATGCGTTTGAAAAAGTCTACTTTATTCCAGGCAACCACGATTTATACTACAGAGATCGTAGAGATATTAGCTCAGTAGAATGGGCTAAACATCTACCCAATATTATAATTGTTAACGATTGGTTCAAGCATGAAGATGTTGTTATTGCTCCTTGGTTGATCGGAGATGACTTTAAAAAGCTTTCTAAAATGAAGGGCAAGTATTTGTTTGGACATTTTGAACTACCCAACTTTTTTATGAATGCGGCCGTGCTGATGCCAGATCACGGAGAAGTTAGTGATACTCATGTAAGTGGGTTTGAAAAAGTATTCTCAGGGCATTTTCACAAGCGACAAGCTAGAAAAAACATTTGGTATATTGGAAATGCATTCCCTCACAACTATGCAGATGCTGGTGATGATGCTAGGGGAATGATGATTCTAGAATGGGATCAAGAACCTGAGTTTCATGCTTGGCCTAAACAACCTACATTTAGAGTGTATAAGCTAAGTGAAATCTTAGATAACCCTGATGGTTTGCTATTATCTCGCTCACATGTTAGAGTACATCTTGATATTGATATTTCATATGAAGAAGCTAACTTTATCAGAGAAACATTGATTCCTCAATATAATTTAAGAGAAATGACTTTGATCCCAATGAAGGGTGACAGTGTTTCACAAGACAATGCGCAAACTGAACTAAAATTTGAGTCAGTGGATCAAATTATTTTACAAGAAATCACTAACATTGAAAGTGATTTTTATGATACAAAGACCCTATTAGAGTTATACAAAAATCTATGATCGTACTAAAGAATTTAACAATTAGAAATTTTCTTTCTGTTGGAAATGTTACCCAAGCAGTAAACTTTGATAACAAAGACTTAACACTTATTCTGGGCGAAAACTTAGACTTAGGGGGCGATGGTGCCAGAAATGGTGTTGGTAAAACAACAATGATTCAAGCAGTATCTTACGCAATGTTTGGTTCTCCAATTAATAACATCAGAAAAGATAATTTAATTAACCGTACAAATGGAAAGGGTATGTTAGTTACTCTTGACTTTAATGTTAATGGTACTGAGTATAAAATAGAGCGCGGTAGAAAGCCCAATCTTTTGAAATTTTACATAGGCGGAGAAGCAGTAAAAGACAGTGAAGACTCTGCACAGGGTGAAAATAAAGAAACTCAGGTACAAATAGAAAAAATTATAGGTATGAGCAATGATATGTTTAAACATATTATTGCTTTGAATACTTATACTGAACCGTTTTTGTCTATGAAAGCAGCAGATCAGCGTGACATTATTGAACAGTTAATGGGTATCACACTGCTATCCGAAAAAGCTGAAAAGCTAAAAATCTTGGCTAAAGAAACAAAAGATCAAGTACAGTTAGAAGAATTTAAAGTAAAAGCTATTGAAGAAGCCAATAAGCGTGTACAAGAACAAATAGACAGTTTGATACGCAGACAAAAACTTTGGACAGCTAAGCATGATGAAGATGTAACTAATTTGGCTGTTACATATGATGATCTTAGTAAAATCAATATTGAGCAAGAATTACTAACCCATAAAGAATTGGCTTTGTATTTTGAGCGTAAGAAAAAACAAGATGCTTATGAAGCATTACTTGCTAGACAAACTGCTTGGAAAGAAAAGAACGAAAGTGAAATTGCTGTTCTTTTAAAATCCTACGACCAACTAAGTCATATTGATATTAGTGCTGAACTACAAGCACACAAAGATTTAACTAGCCATCAAAAGAAAAAAGCAGAACTAGCTCTTTTAAACAAAACAATTGTTTCATTACAAACTACACTAGCCAAAGAAGAAAAGCTAGTAGACAAACTATTAAAAGAAGTTGAAACTCTTAAAGATCATAAATGCTATGCTTGTGGACAAGATTTACATGATACAAAGCATGATGAAGTTTTAGGTCAGAAAGAAGCTTTGTTAGCATCAGCACAAGGAGATGTTGCCCAAACCCAAAATGAATTAGAAAAAAATAAAAATTCTATTTTTGAATTGGGTTTGGAACCTAACACTTATTACGATACTGAAGCAGAAGCGTTTAAGCATAACTCTGAACTAGAAAGTATCTTAAACATGATTCAAGCTAAGCAAAATGAAACTGATCCATATCAAGAACAAGTTAGTGAACATGTTGTTGAAACTTTAGGTACTATGCCCAAAACTCATTACGATACTGAACAAGAAGCTATTGAGCATAAAAGTAAAGTTAGCAATTTGCTAGAACAATTAGAAAAGAAAGCTAACGAAATTGACCCTTATATTGATCAAATTGCAGACATGAAAAAAGATGCACTACAAGAAATCAAATTTGATACGATCAATGAACTTAGTAAAAAAGCTGATCATTTGAAGTTCTTGGTTGAATTGTTAACCAGTAAAGACTCATTTGTTCGTAAAAAGATTATTGATCAGAACTTGTCGTATCTTAACAGCAGATTGACACATTATCTTGACAAGATTGGATTGCCTCATCAAGTTGTGTTCAAAAATGACTTGAGTGTAGAGATTACTGAACTTGGTAGAGAGTTAGATTTTCATAATCTTAGCCGCGGAGAAATGAACAGACTGATATTAGCATTGTCTTGGGCGTTCCGCGATGTATGGGAAAACTTGTACTCTCCAATCAATGTATTGTTTATTGACGAATTGTTAGACAACGGTACTGATAGTGTTGGTGTTGAAAACTCATTGTCAGTATTAAAAGATATGAACAGAACTAGAAATAAATCTATTTGGTTGATTAGTCATAAAGATGATCTAGTCAATCGTGTAACTAGCGTACTGCGAGTAGTTAAAGAAAACGGATTTACAACCTTTGCTACTAGCAGTGAAGATGTATGAAAATAAATTGGACAGTTTGAAACACGATAATTAATGATATGACATCACCACAAAAAGCAAAAGGTAATTCTTGGGAAAGAACAGTCGCTATATATCTTAGCGACTTATATCAATCCAGCTTTCATAGAATCCCTAATTCAGGAGCTTATGTTGGTGGAAAGAATTCTGTAAGAAAAGAATCTCTTGACACGAACCAAGTAAAGTCTTTTAAAGGTGATATAGCTGCTCCAGATTCATGGGTTAACTTCAATTGTGAATGTAAATCTTATGGAGACTTCCCGTTTCATCAAGTTCTAGCAGGTAGCTGTAAACAACTTGATGGATGGTTAGAACAGTTAATGGCAGTAGCAGATAAAGACGATCTAAACATTTTGTTTGTTAAGATCAATCGCAAAGGTAAGTTTATCGCTGTTCAAACTAAGTACACATGGGTTACTGACCAGTTTATGTACTATACATCTAAAAATCAGGGTGATTGGATTCTCGTTGACTTTGATCATTTTTTTAATCATAATAAAGACCTTCTTAAAGTATATTCAAACTCTAATTCTCAACCCGACACCAAGTCATAATTATTAACAATTCGTTTAGTCGGGATAGCCCGACTCTCCTTGAGACTGCTAGCATAGTGCTATTGCCGTTGGATTCTGGAGTAAGCGTACAATCTAGTAGTAATTGATTGTACGGAACACCGACAGGGCTCTCGTTATGTGTGCGAACCCTGAATGAGTCTATATTTTATTCTATCTTGCGGATATAGAACATGCGTTGCTGAAGCGATAGTGATTTGTTCACTATTAGTCTTCAACTACAGTCCCAGCAAACCTTACAGAGCAACCGGTGGCGTTAGGTAGCTAAACGGCTAACTCTAACGGGGAACAGATGGCAAAGGCGAGAGGCCGCAAGGAATCTTAACCAGTGGTAGTGCTGTTTAGCACTACCATGGCTTCAAGACTGCAATGATTTAAACCCCAGATATAATTTAATCAATATGATACCGAAATGAGTATGAGCAAAGCGAATACGAATGAGTGTATCAGTTGTCCGTAAGGACAACTTTTAATATAGATTAAAAGAATGGAAGTTTAGATTTCTTTGTTGTTTCTAAGTTGGATTCAATTAGTTCACTTACTAATTTTCTTTCCGGTGCAGATAAATTAAGGGCGTCTGTATATGACAGTCCGCCCCTAGAATACCATGAAAAAGAAAGTGCTTGTCTTTTTATCTCAATACATTCTTTTTCTAGCTGGTCAATCAGGCTCTTTATATCCTCAGGGGCTAAACTAAGGAGCCTCATCCGAAAAAATCGGATACATTCAACGTAAATGGTTGTTGATATTGGTGATTACATTCACCGCATTGTAATGCCAAAGGTTTTAAGTTAGTTTTTTCTTTTAAGTTAGCGTTATGCTCTTTGATTGCATTAAAAGTATCTCTAGAACAGTTTCTTAAAAAGTCTTCAATAAACTCTTTATTATCTACTCTATGCCCATCAGGAGTTTCAACATATTCTATAGTTTTAGCTATAAGTTTAATTGATAACTCTGTAATAGTTTTTAACCCTTCTTGAGATTTTTGTTCTTTTATTGAAGCATCTTTTTCTTGTTCAACGGACAATAGCAACCTTTGTAAATCAAATTGTGCTAAATTAGCTTGATTGATGTCATTATAATCCAAAGGATTAAACTTTAACTTTAGTTCAAGAACTTCTAATTTTTCTTCATAGTCAGGTGACGTTAGCCCACTTAGTACAAAATTTAGATCAATTGCATAAGTTGCTTTATTCTGGCAAGCAGGGCACTGTGAATCTAGTTCTAAACTATTTCCAGTAGAAGCTACTTTGATTCCAATCAATATAGTGTCTAAATCAATATTGTTTATTTTCCATGGATCTTTGATATCAGGTATACAACTTTTTATAAGATCAACTATTACATTACCGTTAAACAATGCATCGGGTGTTTTTGTAGTAATTTCATCAATCGCTGTCATAGGATAAACAGGTATTTCTTCTGTTTCTGGATAATTTAAAACATCAGGAGTATAATATTTACCCTTGGATGGTAGCTTGATATAGATAGCTGGTCTTCTAAAGTATTGCTTTAGTGGGTTATTAGATGTACTCATTTGATATCCTCATATTTTGGAGTTATTCATTAACACTAAATAGTGTTAGTATATTTATGTACCAAAAATAACCGGAATAAAAAAAATGGCTTTAAATTTAGATGAATTACAAGATCAAATTAATGAATTTACTCAACAATTAGCCGATGCTAATATAAAAAGAGTTCAAGAGATCCGTACAACTGGCCAAGTATCCACCCAGCTTGATGACCAAATTAAAGATTTAACTGTTAAATTAAAAAATCTTACTGATACTCAAAAAAAGCTGGATGAGCTAACAAAAACTCTTACTACTAGCTTCATGAGTCTTGGATCCACGTTATTAAACGTGTCAAACGATATAACTAAATTTTCTCCTGTAGTTAAGGGTGTAGTAAGTGGCGCCGGCACATTAGCGTCAGGTTTAGCCAGTGCGTCAAATGCGTCGCCTATATTTGTTAAGTCCATTGAATTTGCTACCAAAGCAGCAGAAATATTTGCAGATAGCTTAGTAAAGTACACTGGAACTATCATAAAAACATTTGATTCTGTTGCTACTATAGGGGGAGCAGCAGGATTAACAGCCACTGAGCTAGAGCGTTTAGGAAGAGAATCAAGATTTTCAGGTGATGATTTACAAGTTTTTGGTGATATAGTAAAAAAGCAAGGTAGCACCTTAGTAGCACTTGGTGGAGGAGTTGCGGGAGGTGTAGAAGCTTTTGCTAGTTTTGTTCATGTAGGAGAAGATCAACTTAAAAAGTATAGAATGTTGGGTATATCTCAAACACAACTAGCTGAATATCAAGGTCATTATGCTAGTAGTTTGTTACGAAGTGGTATATCTTTGGATAGAAGTGAGAGCGGACAAAAAAAATTACAAGAAGCCTCACTTCAATATAGAGATGTTTTGTATGCTTTAAGTACTTTATCAGGAGATACGTTAGAGCAGCAACAAAAAGCTATGGAATTTCAACAACAACATGCTAACTTTCAAGCGTTAATGACAGATAGAGATATAGAACTAATAAGAATGGAGGAGGAGTTATCAGCAAAAAAATCTACATTAAGTCAGGAAGAAATAGCAACAAGAGAAGCTGACATCAATCGTATGAAACTTGTGAATCAAGTATTAATGATAACAGCAACTAGTATTAGTCCTGAAAAAATGGGTGTCAAACAAGCTGCTGATGCGATGACATCCTTAGCAACACAAGGCATGGCTTTTACTGAAGGTATAGCTTCTATAGAAATGGGTTTTAATCAAGCTGGATTGTCATTTGTGGGAAATGTTCGTGAGTTATTTAACTTTGAGGGATCGTTAGAAGAAGCTGCGGTACTTGTTGCAAATTTCACAAAAGATTTACAAGTTTCATCCGATGCAATAGTAGACAATAGTAACGGTCTTGCAGCACTTTTAGGACCAGAATATTTAGAAGTATATGGAAGTTCAGTTGAAAGATTGGGAGCATCTGCTGTAACTAGAAGACAAACTGAAGAAGAAAGATTAGCTTTGATTACGGCAGCATTCGCAAAGATAACAGAATCAGCAGATGGCACAACAGATCCAGTAATGAATTTGCAATCAGAATTGGAAGAATTGGGTAGAAACTTTAGAGAAGTAGTATCTACTATTAGTGCAAATGTACTTCCAAGTCTGACTAACTTTGCATCAAAAACACTTGAAACAGGTAATGCTCTTTATGAGATAATAACAGGTGTATCTAAAGAAGAACGCAATAATGAAGTATCAGGTGCGGGTATTTCTGGATTAGGAGCAGCAGTAATTGGAGCCTTAGGTGTAATCTTAGCACCAAAAATAGTAACTAGTCTTGCGAGACGAGTGTTAGGGGGAACACCCGCCGGTACTGCTGCCGCCGGTACTGCTGCTGCTGCCGGTACTGCTGCTGCTGCCGGTACTTCAACCAGTTCTACAATTCGTCAACAAGTAATGAGATCGGGACAAATAAGACCTACATGGCAAACTGTGTCTAATTCAAATTATACTCCGCCATCAACACCAAGTCCGACACAGGCAGGATCCTCAAGATTCAGTCAATTCCTTCAAAAGGTAAGCACTAAATTAGGACCTAGAGTAGCTGGAAAATTGGCTTTGTCAGCAGGTTTACTAGTTGTGCCGGGCCCTGGTTGGATTATGGCGTTAATTAACTTAGGTCTTAATGCATCTACAGCCTGGGCTGTATACCAAATTTGGAAAGAATTTAGCGGAAGTAGTGATACTGAAACTCAAGAAGAAGAAGCAGTTACCGGAAACATATCTTCTGCTTTTGGTACCGCGACACAGGATTTAGCTCAATCATTATCTCAATTAACCGGTGATGATACAACTGTAGGTAAAATACCTACACTAACAAACTCGTTTGATGATTTAGTATCTACTACTGATTTACTAATAGAAGCATTTGGATCATTAAGTATAGCAGTTAGATCACCTGACTCTGAAAATACAAATTCTCAAACTACACCTGCTCCGCAAGTTAGTACAGCAACAGATACAGGAATAACTTCTACTACACCTGCTCCGCAAGTTAGTACAACAACAGATACAGGAATAACTTCTTCTACATCTGCTCCTCAGGTTAGTATAGCAAGAAATACAGGAACTAATGTATCTGACCAACAAGCAAAAGATTTTATAATAAACAATGAAGGTATAAGATATGAACCATATCAAGATACTTTAGGTAATTGGACTGTTGGAGTGGGGCATTTAATCGGTAGTAATTTGCCGCCTGAAATGAACAGAAGATTTAGTCATGATGAAGTAATGGATATGTTTGATCAAGATTACATGCATCATAAAACGGCGGCACAGAGCATACCTAGATTTAATCAGTTAGATGGATTAGGGCAAACAGCATTAACAGACTTAACATTTAATATGGGTCCAAATTGGCTAAGTGGGTGGCCTAACTTATCTAACCAACTTAATGAAGGAGATATAGGTTCTGCTGCTGATAATTTACGAAATAGTAGATGGTATGATCAGGTAGGCGGAAGAGGGCCAAGAGTTACAAACATGTTAGACTCAGCAACGATATCAGCAGCTACCGGCGGTATAGCATCAGGCCCTGAAACCGGATACTTAGGAAAGTTACATGGAACTGAGTTAATACAACCTATTAATTCGGACTCAATACTTTCTAGATTAGCTACTACTCCGGACAATCAACCAACTGAAATTAACAATGACTCACAATCAAGATTAGCCGACTTGTACAGATCAAACATGTTATTAGTAGAAACATTAAATTCTAAATTAGACAACATGATTTCTAAATTGGGTGAAAGTAATTATATTCAAGAAAGAATATTAAGTAATACTGTATAATAAACTAAATACACTATTAACTAAGTAGATTAATTATGTCATATAAAAAGAAATTTTTAAACAAAAGCGGTATATCTAGTCCGATTTCTGGTGTGAATAGCAATCTAGGCGCCTGGAATGGTTCACCTGGACAAAACGGATCATCTACCGGCGGGTGGAATAATCATGACATGGGCTATAAAAACTACATGTCAAGATTACCTGAAGTATATACTGGACATCCAAATAGAATAGAACGTTACAATCAATATGAAATGATGGATGTTGATGCTGAAGTTAACGCATGTTTAGATATCATTTCAGAGTTTTCTACTCAACGTAATGAACACAATAAAACTCCTTTTGATGTAGAATTTACTGAAGAACCCACACCGCACGAAATAGAAATGATTAAAACTCAGTTACAACAATGGTGTAAACTTAATCAATTTGATACTAGAATATTTAAGATTTTTAGAAACACGCTAAAATACGGTGATCAAGTATTTGTAAGAGATCCAGAAAACTTTAAGCTTTATTGGATAGACATGACTAAAGTAGTCAAAGTTATTGTAAACGAAAGTGAAGGTAAACAACCAGAACAATATGTAATCAAAGATATTAATATCAATTTACAAAACTTAACCGTAGCCCAAAAGACTAATACAGACTTTGCTGCTAATCCTGCTACTGGATCGGGAGGAACAGGTGGCGGTGGTGCTGGAGGAGGATATACGGTTCCTGCAATGCCTTACAATACTACTGGTTCAAGATTTACTTTAGGACAAAGTGAAAGTGCTATTGATGCTAAACATATTGTACATCTTAGCTTAACTGAGGGATTAGACAGATTTTGGCCTTTTGGTCAATCAATTTTAGAAAACATTTTTAAAGTCTACAAGCAAAAAGAATTGCTTGAAGATGCGGTTCTTATCTATCGTGTTCAACGCGCTCCTGAACGTAGAATGTTCAAAATTGACGTTGGTAATATGCCAAGTCATTTGGCTATGGCTTTTGTAGAAAGAATTAAAAATGAAATTCATCAACGAAGAATCCCTTCAGCACACGGTGGAGGATCAGTAGTAGATGCTACATATAATCCACTAAGTATGAACGAGGATTACTTCTTTCCGGTAACTGCTGATGGTAGAGGTTCTTCAGTTGAAGTATTACCTGGTGGACAAAACTTAGGTGAAATTGATGACTTGCGTTATTTTAATAACAGACTTGCTCGTGGTTTAAGAGTACCAAGTTCATATCTACCAACTGGTCCTGATGATAATACTACTCCATTAAGTGATGGTAGAGTAGGTACTGCAATGATTCAAGAATTTAGATTCAATCAGTACTGTGAAAGATTACAAAATTACATGTCAATGAATCTTGATGAAGAATTTAAACTGTTCATGAGATGGAGAGGTTTCAACATTGACTCAGGATTATTCACGTTAAGATTCAATCCACCTCAGAACTTTGCTGCTTATCGTCAAAGTGAACTAGACTCAGCTAGAGTTAGTACATTTACTACAATGGAAGCAGTGCCTTATATATCTAAGCGTTTTGCATTAGAAAGATTCTTGGGCTTGAGTGAAGAAGAAATTGCTAAAAACGAAAAGCTTTGGGAAGAAGAAAATCAAGAAGAAGTATATAGCGATCCTGCAGGTAGTGACTTACGTAACGTGGGTGTTTCAACCGGAGACTTTCAAACTGATCAAACTACTGCCGATTCAATAGAAGCAGGTGAAGAAGCAGGCGCCGAATTGGGACCTGAGGTAGCTGGTCCGGTAGGTGGAGGAGAAGCTGGTGGAATACTACCAACAACTCCTCCGGCGGGCTAAAAGATAAATAGCATATAAAGGAAATTCTAATGAAGTTACTAGAAATGTTTGATACGCCCGTTGCGGGAATGCAAGATGTTGATCAAGACAACTCTAAACCTACCTGGAAAGCTTCTAGAAAAACTAAATTAACACTTAAACAAATCAGAAAATTACGTAAAATGCTTGACGTTAGACAGTATGAACGCCAACAACATTTGAAAAAAGTAAGAAAGCAGTATGGAGCAAAAGCAGAAGATGGTGTTCCAAGTATCTAATAAGATTGTGAATTTTTCATAAATCTTGTCAAAAATGTAAAAAATACACACTTAATGACTAGTTTTTTATACTATAGTCTAAATAACTATAAGACAAAGCCATTCTATTCAGGAGACTAATAATGGATAACAAAAAATTTGAAAAGTTGATTGATCTTATCATCAACGAAAATACAGAACAAGCTAGTGATTTATTTCATGATATCGTAGTAGAAAAATCCCGCGAAATTTATGAATCTATCATGGAAGAAGAAATGATGGATGACGACATGTATGACGAAGGCATGGGCGGTGAAGTAGGTGATCTTTTAGACGAAATTCAATCTGAAGAACATGGTATGATGGAAGATGAAGAAGATGTAGAAGCAATGGACGATGAAATGGACATGGCTGACGCTGATGACTCTTTTGACTTAAACGATGAGGATTTCGGTGACGAAGAATCAGGTGAAGAAGTAGAAGATGCTGTAATCAGAATTGAAGACAAACTAGACCAGCTAATGGCAGAATTTGAATCAATCATGGGCGGCGACGCTGACATGGATGATGCTGAAGAAGTAGAAGTAGATGCTGAAGAAGATTCTGAAGAAGTTATGGAAGCAGTACAACTTCAAAAAGTATCTGTAACTCACGGTGACAATGGTGTACAAACTAAGTCAACTGTAGCTGCAAACTCAGGTCAGCGCGGAATGGCAAGTAAGCCAGTAGCAGCAAGTACTACTACTGAAACAGGTCGTACAGCACCAACTACTAAAGATTTAAAAGGCGCAGGAAGTTTTAAAAATGCTCCTGGACAGAAAAAGCAAGATTTGAGTGCTGCTCCTAAGCCAGTAACTAAAGACGGTTCATCAAACGACCGTAGTCCAGTTGCTAAGTAAAAAATCTGAGACAAATGGCTTTGTTACTCAGTAACAGCAAAAAAGGGGATCGTAAGGTCCCCTTAAACTGAGAAGTATAATATGCATAATAAATCAGTACTACAAGAATATTTAAACCCTTCACTAGCTAAAACTAATGTTATGCTAGAAGAAGGTACAGATGCATTTGGAAACAAAGCTAAAAATATGTACATGGAAGGTATATTCATCCAAGGCGATGTAAGAAACGCAAATGGAAGAGTATATCCAAAGAATGAAATATACAAAGCAGTACAAACTATACAAGAACAACTTAAAAGCGGTATTTCTATTTGCGGAGAAGTTGATCATCCAGATGATTTAAAAATCAACTTAGATCGTGTTAGTCATTGTATTACTAGTATGAATGTAGATGGTTCTAACGGTACTGGTAAATTAAAGATTCTTCCTACTCCAATGGGTCAGCTTATTAAAACTATGCTAGAAGCAGGAGTAAAGTTAGGTGTATCATCAAGAGGTTCAGGCAACGTTAACGATATGAATGGTCATGTTAGTGACTTTGAAATCATTACTGTAGATATCGTAGCACAACCTTCAGCACCTGATGCTTATCCAAAAGCTATTTACGAATCATTAATGAATTATAAGAACGGTAGTTACATCAAAGAAGGTTTACAAGAGTCGTTAGAAGTAAAGAAGTTTCGTGCTTCTTTGCAAAAAGATATTACAAAGTTTATTAAAAACTTAAAATTATAAAGAATTTATCAAAGTAGGAATTCCTACTTTGTGTTAACTCAAGCACTAGAGTATAAACAGGCAATAAGAGAAGGGGAATAGATATGCTAGACGCTATCAAACCATTGTTAGAAAGCGGATTAATTAACGAAGATATTGGGCAGCAGATTAATGAAGCCTGGGAAGCTAAGTTACATGAAGCCAAAGAACAAGTACGCGCAGAACTTAGAGATGAGTTTGCAAACAAGTATGAACACGATAGAAGTGTTATGGTTGAAGCCCTTGATAAAATGGTAACTGAAAGTCTTTCTGAAGAAATTAAAGAATTCTATCAAGAAAGACAAGCAATGAACGAAGACCGCGTTAAAGCCAGACAGCAACTAAGCGAATCTGCACAAAAATTCAATAACTTTATGGTTCAAAAATTGGCTGAAGAGTTAAAAGAATTAAGAACAGATCGTAAAGTGCAAATGGAAAATCAACAAAAGATTGAAAAGTTTATTGTACATGCTCTTGCTAAAGAAATTAAAGAGTTTGCACAAGACAAGCAATCAGTTGTTGAAGCTAAGGTTAAGTTGGTTGCAGAAGGTCGTGCTCAATTAGAAAAACTTAAAGCTAAGTTTGTTGCTGAAAGTGCTAAGAAAATTAACGCGATTGTTACTACACACATCAAAGGTGAAATGTCACAACTTAAAGAAGACATTAAACTTGCCAAAGAAAATAACTTTGGTAGAAAAATTTATGAAGCATTTGCTGGCGAGTTCTCTGTAACTTATCTTAACGATAAAGTAGAAACTAAAAAGCTTATGAATTCATTGATTGAAAAGGATACAAAATTAGCCGAGTCTTTTGAAAAACTTCAACAAGCACAAAAACTAATTGAAACAAGGGATCGTGAAGTTCGCATTATCAAAGAATCTACTCAACGTTCTAAAGTACTAGATGATTTAGTATCTACTTTAAACGAAGAAAAGGCTCAAGTAATGAAATCTTTACTAGAAAGCGTACAAACATCAAAATTGAAAGTCGCTTTCGACAAATATTTACCCGCAGTACTGAACACAGGTAATCAGTCAAGAACAGGGAAATCTGTAATTACTGAAAGTCTAGTAGAAGTAACAGGTAATAAATCTGCCAAAAACAATAAAGAAGTTGATATGTCTGATAAAGACAATGTTATTGACATCAAGCGTTTGGCAGGGCTTTAATAGACATAGATCAGGAGAAAATATCACATGTCAAAAATACTCTTAGAAAGCCGTTGGGACGAGACCAAAGAGGCCCTGTTAGAAGGCTTGAAAGGCACTCGCAAATCAACAATGGGTGTTATCTTAGAAAACACCAAGAAGCAACTACTTGCTGAATCTTCAGCTGGTACAACAACTGCAGGCAACATTGCTACTCTTAACCGCGTAATTCTACCGGTTATCCGTCGTGTAATGCCAACTGTTATTGCTAACGAACTAGTTGGTGTACAACCAATGACTGGTCCCGTTGGTCAGATCCACACGTTACGTGTACGTTACGCTCAGTCATTGACTGATACTTCAGCAGCATCAACTTCTGTTACTGCTGGTGAAGAAGCACTAAGCCCGTTCAAAATTGCACAGGCTTATTCTCGTGTAACTAATGCTGCAACTACTACTGATCAGTACACTGGTGCTAACACTGCTACTTTAGAAGGTAACGGCGGTAAGCAAATTTCCGTGCAAATCTTAAGACAAGCTGTTGAAGCTAAGTCACGTAAGTTGCAAGCACGTTGGACTTTTGAAGCTGCTCAGGACGCACAGTCACAGCATGGTATTGATGTAGAAGCAGAGATCATGGCTGCTCTTGCACAAGAAATCACCGCTGAAATAGATCAGGAAATTCTATTGTCATTGCGTACTCTTGCTTCAACTGAGTTCACTTACAACCAAGCTACTGTATCAGGTACTGCTACTTACGTTGGTGACGAACACGCTGCTTTAGCTGTGTTGATCAACCGCGTTGCAAACTTGATTGCACAGCGTACCCGTCGTGGTGCTGGTAACTGGGCTGTTGTATCTTCAGCAGCATTGACTGTTCTACAGTCTGCAACTACTTCAGCATTCGCACGTACTACTGAAGGAACTTTTGAAGCTCCAACTAACACTAAGTTTGTTGGTACTTTAAACGGTGCAATGCGCGTATTCGTTGACTCTTATGCTCCAGACACTACTCCGGTATTGGTTGGATATAAAGGTTCAAGCGAAACTGACGCAGCAGCATTCTACTGCCCATACATTCCATTGATGAGCAGCGGTGTTGTACTTGATCCAAGTACTTTCGAACCAGTAGTTAGCTTTATGACCAGATATGGTTATATTGAATTGACGAACACTGCATCCTCGTTTGGTAATGCGGCGGATTACGTTGGGGAAATTGCGGTCCAGAACTTAACATTCCAATAAAATCTCACTTTTCAGTGATTTTTTGAATGTAATTCAAAAACAGAAAGGGCGCTTAGGCGCCCTTTCTTATTGCTTTTTATCTAGGTATGATAAATAATATCACTGAAAGGTGAAATTATGTTCAACAACACAAAATATACAAAGCTTTACTATCAAATCATAACACCAACTCTGAACAGAGAGTTGAATACATATAAAGAACTACATCATATTATTCCACGATCATTGGGTGGAACCGATGACAAAGATAATCTTACATATCTAACCGCTAGAGAACATTTTATCTGTCATTGGCTTTTGGTAAAGATGACTGAAGGACAAGCTAGAAGTAAAATGATCTATGCGCTACAAGGTATGAGAGCACAAAATGATAGTCAGCAGCGTTACGAAACAAAGATAACCTCTAGAGTATATGAACACTATAGAATAGAACACGCTAGAATACATTCTGAAACAATGAAAGGAAAACCTGCTTGGAACAAAGGCAGAAAACTAGAAGGCGATGAACTAGAAAGACAAAGAGAAAGAACTAGAAATAGAAAGATAGACCCTGTCAAACAAGCAGAAGGTCAGCTAAAGAGAATTGCGAAAGTTACTGGAAGAAAAGATTCTGAAGAGACTAGGTTAAAGAAAAGTACCGCACATAAAGGTAAATCAAACGGTCCTATGAGCGAAGAAGAGAAGTTAAAACGATCAGTTGCTAATAAAGGAAAATCTAAACCGGAAGGATTTGGTGATAAAGTTGCTGAAAGAATGAGAGAAGAGTTTTCTTACAATAATCCTAATAGAAGAGCCGACCTTAAGAAAGTTTGTGAGCATTGTGGAATTAAAACTGGACCTAGTAATTATACACGCTGGCACGGAAACAACTGTAAAGAAAAAACCTAGCTAAATAATAGAGAAGAGGTACTCGTTATGATAGCTAAAGACAGTCAAGTAGTTGAAGTATTAGAAGATGGCACTTTTTATGCATTTGACTTAGAAGTGTGTGATCGTGAAGCAGAAAAAGCATTAAAAAACTTACTGAAAAAAGAAGGCAAACTGTTTAACTATGATTATGGTATGACAGTGTTTACTCTATTTGTGTATTGTGTTCATATCTTGCGTGAAGCGGGTTGGGAAACAGAAGAACTAGTTAACGAAGTATTAGATCATACTGCAATATATGACGGTACTGATGATGACGATGACGAAGATAACGAAGAATGAAATTATTATTAGGTCCTGAAAATTTACAAACTGAACTTGACTTCACTCTTTTTAAAAAGAAGGGTCCATTTTATATAGTTAATAATACAATATCTGCTCATGTAAAAAGAATTGGTGTTTACGTATCAGGTGGATTAGATTCTACTGCTCTTTTGTGTTTGATATTAAGTGAGTTGAAAAGTATTGACAAGTTACATGAAATAGAAGTAGTTTGTTTTACTATAGAAAAAAGCGATGGTCCAACTTATTATGCAACACAAGTTATTGAACAAGTAGAAAAGCATTTTAATGTTAAGCTAACACATATTAACAACATAAAAAATGATCCTATTCCAGACTTAACTGGAAATATTGGACCAACGCCTATAAAAGAAATTAGAGATTACGATCCCAACAATATGATTATATTCATGGGTATTAATCGTATGGCTCCTCCTGAATTAAAAACTTATACTTATCCATTGAAAATAGATTATGGATATCAAACTCAAGGGTATCATTATAATTCACCATTTTTGTTCTTACATAAACCACAAATACTAGATATCTATTATAAGTTAGGTTGTGAAAATATTATACCCTATACGCATACCTGTACTCAACTTGAAGTGGGCCAATGCGGTATTTGTTACTCTTGTGAAGAAAGAGCTTGGGGTTTTGAAATGCTCGGTAAACAATATGTTATATCCTAAAGCTATCACTGTCTACTGTAACATTTAATATAGATTTTTTATCTGATTTTGATTGTTTTCTATGTAATCTGCTGCAATTAGCGCATAGTGTTAATAAATTGGTTGTATCTTTGTTATTTTTATCTGCGTCTTTGTAAACCAAATCAAGTTGACATTTATCTTTTGCTACGAATCCGCAATGCTCACAAATTAGTTTTTTATCTAATATATGTTTGTATTTGTCGTTATAAATTGCTTTAGCACAATCACTACAAAATTTGTGCCATAGTTGAAATCCATACTTACTTTTGCCATTTTTTTTAGCTAAAGATAGCTTACAATGTTTGCATCTGGGGCGGGGTTTTTGTTTTGTTAACATCTTTTATTTATCAATAAAAAAGATATTTAGGGTGCTTAATTAGAGCACTCAGAATAAAAGTTTTAGATAAATACTATATCAGATAATGGAATATTTTCATGGCATCAGAACTTTTTAATTCAATAAGCGGATATTCAACAGGAATACCGCCTAAACAGGTTATAGATTCTACTGGCAACGTAGTAACTAACGTAAATGCCCCTACTTCAAACGTTACTGCAAACACAGTTTATGCTAATACGTACAGATATGCTAATGGTGTTTTATTTTCTTCCAATGCCGGCGGAAATAATACTCAGTTACAGTTCAATAATAACGGAGCTTTTGGTGGAATACCCAATGTTACTTGGAATGGTAATATTTTATCTTTGGGTAATGTTAATACTGTTTCTATTACTGGCGGAGAAAACGGATACTTTTTACAAACAGACGGTAGCGGTGGATTAACTTGGTCTCCTGCACAAGGTGGTAATGGAGGCAACGGCAACCCAGGTGGTGCTAACTCACAAGTCCAGTTTAATGATGCTGGTGTTTTCGGTGGTGATTCAGGTTTTACTTATAATAAAGTTACTAATACTCTTACTGTAGACACTGTATCATCAGCAAATGCAAACATAACTAATGTTTCTGCTGAAACCGTTACTGCTAACTTCTTTATAGGCGACGGATCGCAGTTAACAGGTATATTACCTAACAATGCTAACTTTGTTATACAGCCAACGCAATCTAATATAACACAAGTGGGGACATTAACTCAGTTAACTGTGTCGGGCAATGCAGGTTTTCAATCTAATGTAAATTTAGGGTCAGTATCAAATATACAAATAAGTGGTGGAATTCCCGGGTATGTTTTAACTACTGACGGTACCGGAAATGTTTCTTGGCAAATTCCCGGAGCTGGTGCCGGCGCCCCCGGTGGATCCAATACAAGTATTCAGTTCAACAATAATGGAAATTTTTCAGGCACTACTGCGTTTACATTTAACAATGTGTCAAATGCAGTTAACTTAACTGGAAACTTGGCTATACAAAATTTAACTGCAAACAATGCAACCAATTATGGTAATATCATTGCAACAGGAAATATAACTGCTAATGGATTATTTTTTGGAGATGGTAGTTACCTAACAAACGTACAAGCTAATGTAGCAAACACCGTAGCAGTTTCAGCACAGCCTAATATTACCTCAGTTGGAACATTAGTAAATTTATCAGTAACAGGAAACATAGCAACATCACAAACAGTAAGTGCAAGCGGGTTTCAAACTTCAGGTAATGCTAATGTCGGTATTTTGCGTGTATCAAATACTGCTACTATAACAGGAAATTTAACTGCTAACGGAAATGTGAATTTTTCTAATTCTGCAAACATTAATTTGGGATCAGTAGCTAATATACGAATTTCCGGGGGACTAAACGGATACGTACTATCAACAGACGGATTGGGTATTTTATCATGGGTGCCCCAAGGCGGCGGTGGAAACACATCATCTCCCGGTGGCGCTAATACAAATATTCAGTATAATAAAAATAACGAGTTTGCGGGTAATGCATTCTTTACTTACAATGATACAACTAACACAGTGCAAATAGGCGGTCTGATGATTGCTAACACTTTCCAAGTTGGTTCAGGTGCTTACAAGTTCGGTACTTCATCAGTATATTTTGCAGTAACAGCATCACCGATTAAACAAGTGTTGTATTCTATTCCGGTGTCAGAAGTTTCTGGTGTAGATTTTGAAATTATAGGAACAGACTCAGTAGGACAAAAAAGACAAGCAGTAAAGATTTCGTCTGTTTATTATGCAGGCATTGTTCAATATAACGAATATGCCGGACTATATGTTAACGGAGGAGTCGGGACTTTTATTGTTGAATATAATCCAGGAGATGTAATAAATCCGCCATCTTTAGATTTAAGTGTAACGCCTGATACTTCAAACAATACGGTATATAAAATGTTAATCACGATATTAGCACCGTGATATTATAAGGAATAAAATAGGAAAATACTATGGCATTAAAACCATTTAATTCAGTAGCCGGGTTTTCAGTAGGCGAAATACCCGCACTTAATATAATATTAGCAAACGGTGATATCACTGCGTCTAATGCTACTCTTACTGGCAATTTGGTTATATCAAATGCTAACGCTAGTTGGGGCGTACTAACAAATAATCTTTATTACGCCAATGGTGTACCGTGGGATTTACAAGAAGCAGCAGGCTCAAATAATCAAATTCAGTTTAACAATAATAACAATTTTAGTGCTAGTGCTAACCTAACATTTGACCCAGCTACTAACTTACTTACTGTAGCAGGAAACTTAAACGCTACCGGAGTGACTGCAAGCACATTAACATCAAATGTTGCAGTAGGTACTGCACCAATAACAGTTACATCCACAACTAAAGTAACAAACTTAAACGCTGACTTGCTTGATGGTTATGATTCTTCTACAAGTAATACTGCTAATACAGTAGCAGTGCGTAACGCTGATGGTAATTTAACTGCAAATTATTTTATAGGTAACGGATCACAGCTAACTGGCATTGATGCTACTAGCATTCAAAATGGAAATAGTAACGTAAAAGTAGCAGCTAACGGTAATGTTTCTATTAGCGTTACGGGAACTTCTAACGTAGTTATTGTTACTGATACCGGTATGAACGTAGCAGGCTACATAAATTCAACCGGCAATGTTACTGTCAACTTAGAATTTCAGGCTAATACTGCAAACTTTGATGGCAATGTTACAATGGATAGTTGGTTATCGGTTGCAAACACAGCCAACGTTGGTAATTTACGTACTGATAATCTATTGTATGCAAACGGCGTGCCATGGGACATGCAAGAAGCTGCAGGCAGCAACAATGAAATTCAATTCAATATCAATGATAATTTTGCAGCAAGTGCAAATCTAACTTATAATGATACTACACAACAGTTTACTGTTTTGGGTAATAGTCAGTTTAATAATGCAAATTTAGGCAACATAGCAACTGCTAATTTTGCTAACATTGCAAGTAATGTAACTACAAGTAATGCAACAGTTAACTTAGAACTTGCAGGTAATACAGCAAACTTTACAGGTAACATAGCTGCTTTAAACACAAATGCAGGCAATTTATTAACTGCAAACTTTGCAAACTTTGCAAGTAATGTAACTACAAGTAATATAACGGTTAACTTAGAACTTGCTGGTAATACAGCAAACTTCAGTGGTAATGTTATTGCCGCAAACTTTACGGGTGCTTTAGCTAACGGCAATAGTAACGTAAAAGTATACAGCAACTCAAACGTAGAAATCAGTACAAACGGTGTCGCAAACGTTGCAACATTCTCTGGTAATACATTATTAGTTGTAGGTAATATACAATCAACATCAGGCAACATGCTTGCTAATGGTAACATAAGCGCAAATGGTTTCTTGAATGGCGGAAATGCAAATGTAACCGGTGAAGCAAAACTAGGTAGTGTATTGACATCAAATATCACTTCAAACGGTAGTTTGACAATCACTGCATCTGGCACAAATGAAAATATCATTCTTGTACCTGCGGGCACTGGTACAATCAATGTTAGTTTAAAGAACATCACACAAGTTGCTGCTCCAGTCAATCCAAATGACGCAGCAACTAAAGAATATGTTGATAGCACAGCACAAGGTTTAACAATACACACAGCAGTTCGTACAACAAGCGTAACTAACCTGAACGCTACTTACGCAAACGGTGGCAGCGTATTGACTACAATCGCAATTACCGGCGGCACAACAATACAGTTTAGTGCTGCTCACGGTTTGAGTGTAGATGACGAACTTGCATGGGATAACAGTTTCAATGGTATAATCAACAACGATTCATACTTTGTATTCAGCATACCAGCACCCGACACTATCACAGTGAAAGCAGGATATTTCGGTGCTGAAGTCACAACATTGACTAACGGCACTGGCTTATCACAAACTGCAAGAGCAAACACTGGTGTTGGTGCAACATTAACAAACGCTGGCGCGAATGCGGCAATCAGTATTGATAGCATCGCACTAGCATCAACAAATAGAGTTCTTGTTCAAGGCCAAACAAACCAGTCTGAAAACGGCGTCTATACTGTAACAACTGTGGGCGATGGTTCAACAGCGTGGGTACTAACAAGAGCAACAGCCGAAGATACATATAGCCCAGTAGACACATCGGCACTAGGTTATGGAGACTACTTCTTTGTTCAACAAGGTACTAGTTATGCCGGTAGTTCTTATGTACTAACTACACCGGTTAGTGAGATACTATTTGGTTACACAAATATATTATTCAGTCAGTTTAGCGCAGCAGGTAGTTTCACTGCGGGTAACGGTATTGCTATTACTGGTACAATTATCAGTGCAAACGTTGACGGAGTAACAACAGACATTGTTGGCGGCAATATTGTTGTTAAATCAAGTGCAAACTTGACTACACCAAATTTGGGCGATGCAACATTTAGCAGTTTGTCATGGAATAATCAAAGCAACGGTAATGTCACAGCTAATAACTTGAGTATTGGTAACATTGCAAATATTACTCTTGATTTAACAGTAGGCGGTAATGTTCAGGTCAGTGGTAACATTGACAGTAATGCTAACATCTATAGCAATAATTCAGATGTAAGTAACTTCTTGACTGTCGGCGGAAACACAACGTCAAACAACATTACATCCAACAATTGGTTGAACACAGCAAATGCAAATGTAAGTGCTAACCTCATTACAAGTAATGCAACAGTTAACTTAGAACTTGCAGGTAATACAGCAAACTTTACAGGTAACATAGCTGCTTTAAACACAAATGCAGGCAATTTATTAACTGCAAACTTTGCAAACTTTGCAAGTAATGTTGTAACAAGTAACTTAACTGTTAACTTAGCTTTATCTGGTAATACAGCTAATTTTACTGGAAATATTATAGTCGCTAACGCGAACTTAGGTAACTTAGCAACTGCGAACTTCTTTACCGGTGTATTGATAAATGGCACAAGTAATGTAACGGTTGATAATAACAGTAATGTTAATTTAACCGCTAATGGTAACACTACACTTGTAGTAACTAGCACCGGTGCTAATATTACTGGATATGCAAACATCACGGGTAGTGTGACTGCAAATAACGTTACTATAACAAATAACTTATCTGCTAGCATTGCTAATATCGCTACTAGAATAGATTTAGGTAATACTGATATAGGATGGGATACTGTAACAACAACATCAATATCAGCCAATCAGACTATTTCTACTTACGCAGTTTCAGGAATTACTGGAATAGAATTCTTAGTAAAAGGGGTAGATGCTACCGGAGGTAAATATAGTGTAGCTACTGTTCAAGCAGTTTCAAACGGAACAAGTGTTGATTATGCAACATTTGCTACTGTAAACTTAGGCGGATTAACCGGTGTATTAGCTGTCAACATTGTAGGTAGTAACGTAGCACTTCAAGTTTCACCTAGTAGTGCTAATTCAACGATATGGACAACACAATATAGGACTATCTAATGATAGCTTATGTGTTAAAATATGTGATTGCGAAGTACGTATTAAATATGGCTAAGGTATGGAGTAAATGGCAGAAACAAAATTAAATTCTATACAAGGCTTCTCGGTAGGACCTAATAGCGTAGCTGTAATAGATATAAATTCTAATGTAGCGGCAGCTGCTATTACTGCCAATGGGAATGTTACCTTTACTGGATCAAATGTATCTTTAGGTAATGTTTCTAATCTTCATATATTAGGCGGTAATGCTAATCAAGTTTTATCTACAAATGGATCAGGTAACTTATCGTGGGTTGATCCAACCGCCGGAGGTGGAAATGCTATTGTTACGATCAGTACTACTCCTCCCGGATCTCCGGTTAATGGGCTACTTTGGTGGGATAGCGAGGATGGTAATAGCTACATAAGATATGATGACGGTAATTCAACGCAGTGGGTTTTATTTGCTAGTTTAACTGCTACAATAGGCGCTACTGGTATAACAGGTGCTACTGGTATAACAGGTGCTACTGGTGCCTCGGGTGCTACAGGTATTACTGGTGCTACTGGATCAGGCGCAACTGGTGCTACTGGCTTAACAGGTGAAGTAGGTGCCTCGGGTGCTACAGGCCCAACTGGTGCCACTGGATCAGGCGCAACCGGTGCTACTGGCTTAACAGGTGAAGTAGGTGCCTCGGGTGCTACAGGCCCAACTGGTGCTACTGGATCAGGCGCAACTGGTGCTACCGGATTAATAGGTGCTACCGGCATTCAAGGAACTCCAGGAGGTGCTACCGGGGCTACCGGCGTAGGTGCCACTGGTGCTACCGGTGTTCAAGGAGAAACAGGTGCCACTGGAACAGGCGCTACTGGTGCTACTGGCTTAACAGGTGAAGTAGGTGCCTCGGGTGCTACCGGCGTAGGTGCCACTGGTGCTACCGGTGCTACCGGCATAGGTGCCACTGGTGCTACCGGTGTTCAAGGAGAAACAGGTGCCACCGGATCAGGCGCTACTGGTGCTACTGGCTTAACAGGTGAAGTAGGTGCCTCGGGTGCTACAGGTATTACTGGTGCTACCGGTGTGGGTGCCACTGGTGCTACCGGATTAATAGGTGCTACCGGCATTCAAGGAACTCCGGGAGGTGCTACCGGTGCAACTGGACTCAATGGAGTAGACGGAGCTACCGGCGCTAGCGGACCTGCAGGTAGCCCCGGCGGGGCTACAGGTGCTACCGGTGCAACTGGACTCAATGGAGTAGACGGAGCTACCGGCGCTACTGGATTATCCGGATCCAGGACGTATAATGTAACAAATAGTGGAGCTAGTGCATTTACAATTGATGGTTCAAATAACCCTGCACTGTATTTGTTACGAGGATTTACATATGTATTTTCGGTAAATGCAAGCGGTCATCCATTTTGGATAAAAACTACACCAGTTACTGGTACAGGCAATGCTTATTCTAACGGAGTAACAAATAACGGCACTGCTGTCGGAACTATAACGTTTGCAGTTCCTTATGATGCACCTAGCACTTTATATTATATATGTCAATTTCACTCAGCAATGCAGGGTGTAATTAACATTAGTGACGTAGGACCAACCGGAGCAACAGGTGCTACTGGACCGATAGCGGGTAGCAACACTCAAATAGTGTTCAATGATGCCAGCACTGCAAATGGTAGTGCTAATTTAACTTTCAACAAAACAACTTCAGTATTAACGGTTACAGGCAATATTAGCGTTGCAAATATAACATCTTCTTCTTATTCTATTGCATCAGTGGGAACAGGAATTTCAGCGGCAGGCACTGTACAATCAAATGCAACCGGGCTTACAACACAATTTAATGTAGTATCAACTGTAGCTTCAAGTGAAGGAGTTAGATTACCAAACGCTATTGCCGGCATGAGAATAACAATCTTAAATACGAGTGCTAATTCGTTATTAGTTTATCCAGAATCCGGCGGTATAATAAATTCACAATCAGCTAATGCTGCGTACTCTCAACCAGCCGGCGCAAGACTAGATTTTATATCTACTACTACTACTCAATGGTATACTTTGAATGCTACATATAGTTGATAAATATAAAGACAAAGAGAGACTCTTATTATGGCGTTAAATTTTCCAGACAATCCTACAGTAGGGCAACAATATATAGATCCTAACGGAAACACATGGGAATATACCGGTGTCGTTTGGAACATATTAATTAGTATTGAACCCGGCGCTACCGGACCAACTGGTGCTACTGGACCAACTGGTGCTACTGGATTAACAGGGGCAACTGGCCCAGCACCTACTTTTGATTTAGATCCTATTACGGCTGCAATCGTTTTTGGTGGTGGAGGATTAGATGAAGCAGGATTAAATCGGTCATCTCAGCGAGTTGCTGAATTGGAAGAACAAATAAGGGCATTAGTAGCACAACTAGGAAATACACAATATTAGTGATATAAAATTTTATAAAACTCACTAACGAATTAGAGATGTAAGATAAATAAAGATAAATAAATAATAGATATAAGTAACATTTGAGAAACAAATATGCCAACAACATTCACTAATGCAATAGCAAACAACGTAGGTACAACCGACGTAGAAGTTTATACTGCACCATCTAAATCAATCGTAATAGGATGTAGTGTTAGCAATTTATTATCTAGTACTGTACCTATTACAATAAAAACACGCAGAGCATCAACTGATACTTTTATATACAAAGATAATCGTATAGAAGCAGGTGACCCCTCTGCATTAATGCAAGGCAACAAATTAGTGTTATTAACCGGTGATAAGTTAGTAGTATCAGCGAAGGTAGCGGCTAGTATTGATGTGATGTTTTCAATTTTACAAGGAGTATCATAATGGGCGGATTTTATACCGGTACTGACTTAGCCGATAAAGTATTTTACGGTTTCAGGCTTACACCAGACGACGGAAATTTAGATATAGAAGTGTTGGACGGTGATCTTCCAGTTTCATTACCAGTACCTTACATAATTGATAAAAATGATTATAAACAATGGATTTGGTCTAAAGATACTATTGAGTTTCTTTGGGGTACTAACGGTCATTTACTTATGAGGTTAGTGTAATATGAGTCAACTAATTGATTTAGGAAAATTACGATTTTATTGGGCCGGTACATATAGCTCTGTAACTCAGTATGAATTAAATGACGTAGTGCGCTACGGCGGTAATGTTTATGTTTATATAAATGTTGTAAAAACTAACGGCAACGAGCCTACTGATCCAGCCTACTGGGCTTTAATGGTAGAAGGTATTAACTTTCTTGGTACTTGGAACAGTGCAACACAATATTACATTGGCGATGCAGTTGCATATGGTTCTACTGTATATGTTGCTCTTGATGACAACCTTAACAAACAGCCAGATTTGTTCCCGCTTGTTTGGTCTCAATTCGTTGAAGGCATTCAATTTGAGGGGGAATACAGCAGTGTCACAACTTATCAAGCAAATGACGTAGTTACTTACGGTCCCTCAACATATATTGCTAAAGGTACTACTAATAATAACTTACCAACAAACGCAACATATTGGGATCCTTTTGTTGAGGGTATTTCTCCTGAAGGCGTATATAATGGCGCTACAGCTTATGTCCCGGGCAATATTGTAGCATATGGTGCAAATCTTTATGTTGCTATAGCCAACACTACTGGTAATATACCAACAAATGCAACTTATTGGACTCTATTTATAGAATCGTTTGATAACAGAGGTGCATGGGCAACCGCAACTCTTTATTATGTAAATGATTTAGTACAGTTTGGTGCTAATAGCTATGCATGTGAAATACAAAACACTTCAGGGGTGTTTGCAACTGACTTAGCTGCCGGTAAATGGTCTTTGTTTGTTTCAGGTTTACGCAATCGCGGCCCCTGGACTACTGCAACATTATATCTTCCTTATGATATTGTTGTATACGGCGGAAATACTTACTCATGCTTAATACAAAATAATTCAGGAGTGTTTGCAACTGATTTAGCTGCTGGTAAATGGGAAATATTTAACGGCGGTATTCGCTGGAGAAATGAATGGACTTCTGCTACTCCATATTTGACTAATGATATTGTTCGCAATGTAGGATCATCTTATATTGCTACAGAAGATTTTACTTCTGGAGGTAACTTTAATACTGAATTTGTTGCTGGCAAATGGGAGTTCTTTGCACAAGGTGCTGATGATGTACTTCCTATCATAGGTGTAGGTGAAGAAGGATATTCTTTAACAGTAAATGCTGATGGTGCCACAATTGACTGGATCAATGCTACTGGATCACCTAATGTATTTTATGTTTCTCCGGACGGAAATGATAGTAACCCAGGTACTAGTTTAGCATTACCGTTTGCTAGTATACAAGCTGCTGTTGCCGCTGTTACTGTTGGACAAATGTCTACAATCTTTGTCAAGACTGGTACATACCAAGAAGCTGCGCTTCCTATTGTTGTACCTCCTAACACTGCTATTGTAGGTGATAATCAACGTACTGTTATTGTTACTCCAGCAGCTGGTTTAGCTGCTGACGGAGTTACACCAAACAATCAATCCATGATGTGGCAAATGTCTAATGCGTCTATATTAAACTGCATGACATTTACTGGTATGACCGGCTGGGTTGCTGGATCTACACCAGCTGACATTACTACTTCTGTTATTAAAGGGGTGTTTGTTGGATTTAATCCTGCGTCCCCGGTTACTAGTAAGTCACCTTACATTGTAGAATGCTCTGCAATATCCCCCGGCGGTGTTGGTGGTTATGTAGACGGATCTGCTCATGCATCCGGTAACAAGTCAATGCTTTTCCATGCATTTACTATTATTAATGATTTGGGTATAGGATATTATGTTAGAAATCAAGGTAAAGCTGAAATAGTTTCTTGCTTTACATATTTTTGTTATTTTGGATACGCTACATCGGGCGGCGGAATTATACGAGCACTAAATGGTAATAACTCATACGGTGTTTGGGGTGTCGCTGCTCGCGGGTTTGATACTACTGAAGTACCTCTGTTAGGTGCTCTTTATGGTACACAACTTACTGTTACTACTGACCCTATCACTACAGGGTTCACGGCGGGATTAACAGCCACTGGAGTAACATCCGGCGCCACTGCAATTATCACTAATAGACAGGCTAACGCCGCTAAACTTTATATAAAATATACAGGTGGATCACCTGTATTTGTGCAAGGAGAAGATATTACTGACGGAACAGGGAATACTCTAACTATTGTTAATAACGCTAGCGGTGTTACTGGTCAAAAAGGTGTATTACTCGTAATGAACGGTCTAAGTGCTGAACCATTACCGGGAGCAAGTATACAATTAACAGGCGATGCGTTTTCATATGTTATTCAGTCAGTATCCGGTACTTATGTTAATAGCTCAAGCATTATGATTATAGCATTAGCTCAAGAAAAACCAGATGCGTCTCCAGACGGCACAGTAGTAACAATACGCTATAAGTATTCACAGATCCGATTAACAGGACACGACTTTTTAAGCATAGGAACGGGCGGTATAGCTACTACTAACTATCCTAACACTCCACTTCAACCGCCTGCCCAAGGTCAAGAGGTTGAAGAAATATTCCCGGGTCGTGTTTATTATGTATCTACAGACCAAGACGGTAACTTTAGAGTAGGTGAATACTTTACAGTTGATCAGGGTACGGGTACAGCAACACTAAACGCAAATGCGTTCAATTTATCAGGATTAACATCGTTACAACTTGGTTCTATCGGTGCTCAGTTAGGGGAAACAATTAATGAGTTTTCTTCTGATGTTACTATGGGCGGCGCCTCCCCAACTAACTTAGCCGTTCCCACTGAGTTTGCGGTTTCAGGTTTCGTGCAAGCAGAAATAGCAACACAACAAGCATATGTTGATAACCGAGTTCCGCAAGCTATTCCAACGGCAGTAGGTGAAACTGGTAAGTACCTGCTTAGTAATGGTTCTATTCCTACATGGTCCGCTCTTAGTTTAAATGAGATTGTTGGAGCCAGTTCAACATTTGCAAGAACGGGTACGGCTGCTACATATAGTTATTCTATTTTTTCAAACACGATTCTAACTCCTGCGACTTGGTCGCTATCTGGCACAGTTCCTTCTGGTATATCAATAAACTCCTCTACTGGTGTACTGACTATAGGTTCATCCGTATCAACCGGGTCATACTCGTATACTATTAATGCAGTTGGTGCTGAGAGTACTGGTACTCTCACTGAAACTATTTCAACAGTTGTCAATCCTGCTTATCCAGTGTTTAGTTCAACTGTTTTGCCTTCAGCAGTTACTCCGTCTTCAGCTTTTACATCTACTGCTACACAAGCAACGGCATCATCCGGTACGGTAGTACATACGCTCACTGGAGGAACTCTTCCATCATGGGCGTCACTAAGCTCTGCTGGAGTGCTTTCAGGAACTGCCCCGGCAAGTCCTACAGGATTTGCCGGTCCGTATACCTTTACAGTAACAGCTACTAACGGAATTTATGTTGCTGTTAAGGCCTTTACTTGGACTTATTACTTAGGGTTGATTCAAGGTCAAAACTTATATAACTCTTCTGGTACTTACTCATGGACAGCACCAACATCAGTTACTTCTGTTTCTGTAGTAGCTATAGGTGGCGGCGGAGCCGGCCAAGACAACTGGGCTAATCCAGCTGGCGGCGGAGCTGGATTAGGATGGAAAAACAATATTACAGTTGTTCCCGGTACTGCGTACACTGTAGTAGTTGGCGGAAGGGGAATTAGTACTAGTAGTAGTGGCGCTACACAACTGAAAGGCGGTGACTCTTACTTTATCTCTTTAGCTACTGTTTCAGGATACGGTGGCGGTAACAATTCTGGCTCTGGTAGTTATGCTACCGGCCCTAATGTTCGAGGTAATACCGGCGGTGGTTATGTAGGTGACGGAGGCGGACCAGGTGGACAGGCTAACAGTTCCTGGTCAGGTGGCGGCGGCGCCGGGGGATATTCTGGAAGAGGCGGTGATGTTAATGAGACTTGGAATTACCCTACAGTTCGCGGCGCTTATGGCGGATCCTCTTATAGTTCTACTTACGGTACTGGCTCAGGCGGAGGAACAGGCGTTCTAGGCGAAACCAGTTATCCTAGTTCAGGTAATGCATTCTACAATCCGTTTACTGGCTACACCAACGTAAGTAGTTACGGAAGCGGCGGCACGGGCTTTAGTGGTGGCGGTAACGGAATGTATGGTGAAAATCCATTCAGCGGCTCGGGACAAAGTTCAGACAACATTCAAGGCGGAGATTACGGTGGTGGCGGTGGCGGTCCGGGCACTAGTTGGCCATCTTCATCTGGAAATGGCGGACTAGGCGCAGTACGTATTATATGGGGATCCGGCCGAGCATTCCCTAGTACAAATACCGCAGACGTTACACCTAGCGGCCCGGCTTAATTTAGGAGAGTTAAATGTTTTATATTAAATTAGATGAAAATAATAATCCAATGAATCATCCAATGTCAGGAGACAATCTCAAAGACGTACTGGAAGTAGCTTATTTGGACGATAATGTTTTAAAAGAATTTGGATATGCAAAATTTGAACGTTTCAAAGACGCACCAAATGCAGTGACCATTCACACAACTGATTATTACATGGATACAGACGGAGTAGTCAGAAATCGGGCGTCTGTTCGTGAGTTTACACAAGAAGAGCTTATTGATCAGTTTATTAGAAGGCGCCGCAGTTATTTACTAGCAGCATGTGACTGGACTCTAGCAGTAGATAGTCCTTTATCTGCGGAGAAAAAAGAAGAATGGGCAAATTACCGTCAAGCTTTGCGAGACCTTACATCGGTTTATAGCACAGCACAGTCGGACAGTGATGTTATTTGGCCTACTGAACCAACCAAGGGTAATTCATGAGTACTTTTTTAAGTGGAATTTTTGCAACACCACTACTTATTGGAAATAGTCACGATATTGATATTCGTGAAAAAATTTGTGCGCTGGCGTTACAGTTTAGAGAGAATGCACACGATGCAAAACTAGTGTCTGAAGGATGGAATTACGGAAGATCATCTTCTTCTCAGGAAGATTTTAATCAATACGGAGTTACATCTTTTAGTTCACAGTCTCTTTTGGACGATCCTGACTGGAAAGATGTAATGACTTTTTTATATGACTTTGCTAATGCAATGATCGCCAGTGTAAATAATACAACCGGTGTTATGTCGTTTGTTAATAGCTGGGTTACGATATATCCACCGGGCACGTATATACCAGAGCATATTCATTCAAATTCAATGTTGAGTGGAGTGTTTTATGCAAAAGTACCTGAGAAAGCGGGTAACCTTTTATTTAAAGATCCTTCTGCTGTGGCTAAAACTATGTACACTCGTCACTATAATGATTTTCCTACAGTGCCTACTATACACACTCATGTAGTGGAAGAAGGGCAAATGATTATTTTTCCTTCTTGGCTTCCTCATATGACTGAGATCAACAAGTCCCAGGATAATCGGATTATGGTAAGTTTTAACATTAATATGATTGATCCTGAGTAATAAAAATTAAATCACGGTTTCATTATTACTAAATAAAAAACAATCAACTAGTGTTTGGTTGTTTAACTAAGACGTAACTTTTTACCGGAGATTTTAAATGTTTAACGATGCTTACTGGGCATGGGACGGTGTATTAGACAAAGCTTTTTGCGAGTATGCACTTAACCGGCTTGACTGGGATAAAGCTGACGAAGCACGAGTACGAGAGACCGGAGTCCCGGCAGATCCTTCAGTCCGAATCACGCAAGTTTTATGGGAAGAATACACTTCTCCTATTGCAGCAGTTGCTTTTTACTATACTCATCTTGCTAATAAACTAGCAGGTTGGAAATTTCAAATTGATTACCCTCAACAAGTGCAAATAGGACGGTACGCAAAAGATGGTCACTATGACTGGCATATTGACGCTCAATTACCTGATACTGAGGGGTTTCAACGTAAGCTAAGTTGTTCTATTCTATTAAATGATGCTTCAGAATACGAAGGAGGAGATTTGGAGATTAGAGGAGTTAAAATAGCACCACCTAAAACACGCGGCACAGTTATTGTATTTCCGTCTATACTAGAACATCGTGTTCTTCCAGTGACGGAAGGTGTTAGGTATTCTGCTGTTTGTTGGACTATGGGGCCTGCTTTTACGTAACAGACTCTAGCTATAAGTATTAGGGCACTAGAAAAGAAAGTATCAAACGATATACGAAGATAACTATACGAAAAGAACACTGAAAATACATAGAGAAAAATGTAACATGACGTTAAAAGAACAAACTAAAGATTTACACGAAATAGCAGAAAAAAATCCATTTGCTCAACGACTTCTTTCAGGTAATATATCTAACACCGAATATGCATGTTACTTAACTAACCTAGAACCTATTTATAATGCAATTGAAAATTTAGCAGAAAACAGTGGCATACTTATTGATGGCATAGTTCATATAAAGAGAACAGAACTAATTCGTGAAGATTTAGCAGAATTAAAGCAACTAGGAGCAAATCATTACGTAATATTTGAATCTACTTGCAGGTATGTTGATTATCTTAATCAACTTGATAAAGGTAAGATACTTGCTCACTTATATACCAGACACTTTGGTGATTTATACGGCGGGCAAATTTTAAAAACTAAAGTTCCGGGTAAGGGAAAAATGTACGAGTTTGTTGAGCGAAAAGCATTGATTGATAAAACACGTATGATGCTTAGCGATGATCTTGGACCCGAAGCACGAATAGCATTTCAATATGCGATATATCTTTTTGAGGAACTTACTAATGAGTTTAATATTTGATAAATTGTTACAACACGCAAGTGAATTTCAAACTATACTAAATACATTAGACCGATCTGACGAAGTACATGAGTTTCCTTGGGACAATTTGGTTTATACTTCTAAGTATATTAGGCGGGCCCACTTAGACATAGTAGACAAACGAGAAGATCGTAAATTGCTAATGATGCATTTATGTGTTTTTCCTCATACTGACTCAGATGCACCTATATACGGGTTTGATCTAATTGCGGGTCCTAATAAAGTTACAGGAGCATTTCATGACTTTAGTCCTTGTACTAATAACAACTCTTCTCATCCTCTTAGTGAATTATTTGCTGGAGAAGTAAAAAAATATTCATGGTCAAAACAGCGTGAACTGCCTGAATGGGCTAAAAAAATATTTAGTCCTTGGATGGTTGCAGCAGGTAATATTAAAGATATTGACGAACTTTCTGAAGTACTTGAGCTATCTAAAAATAATTTGATTTCATATATTGAATGGATGAAAACTAACTATGCTACAAGTGATCAAGACTATACACAACAACAAAACAATTATTGTATTAATCAAAAGCAAAATCCGCATACTCCTCGTGTAATGGAAAGTTTAGGTTATGATCCAGATACTGTCCAAAAGTTTATACAAAATTGCCTTTTTCCGGAAGTTTAACAATCAGCATAAACACTTCTTATATAGGGTAACTTATATCAAGATAAGTAATATGATATGAATGCTTTTCAACTTGAATTTTACACTAGACTTAGAGCTTGGAACAACCTAAGAACTGACCTAATACATTTGCCACTGCACGAAAAATGTGTTGAAGTAGATAAGTTTTGGCAACAGTGTCCAGAAACAACACATTATTTACATCCAGCAGATATAAAATCATGGCCTGATCCATGGCAGTTATTAGATGATAATATGTATTGCCCATATGCTAGAGCATTGGGCATAATTTATACTTTAATTTTATTGGGAATAACCGACATTGACTTAGTAGATGCTATTGATTATAATAGTGTATCTGTGGTATTAGTCATGGTTGATAGCGCAAAATATGTACTTAATTACTGGCCCGGCACTGTAGTAAATAATAAACTCAGCGACTTCACTGTAGTTAGACACTATGACATAACACCCATCATTCAAAAAACAGGAACACTATGAAGATTTACGTTACTAAAAGATCAGGGAACACAGAGCCCTTGACCATTGAAAAATGGCAACAGCAAATAGCTACTATATGCAAAGGAACAGCAGATGTAAGTCAATCAATGATTGAAATCAAAGCGCAGCCGCACTTTTTTGATGGTATTACAACAAGCGACATTGATGAAATAACACTAAGAGCTATCGTAGACTTAATTGATGTAGAAAATAACCCAGACGTTGGGCACACAAACTATCAGTATGTAGCTGGTAAGCAACGTTTATCAATGCTAAGAAAAGATGTTTTTGGTCAATATCAACCTCCCCACCTTTTTGAAATTGTAAAAAAGAATGTAGCCACTGGGTTGTATACACCAGAATTATTAGAATGGTATACAGAAGATGATTGGAATAAGATGAATGATATTATTGATCATGAGAAAGATGAACAGTATTCTTATGCCGCCATTGAACAATTGATTGAAAAGTACTTAGTAAAAAACCGCGCTACAAAAGAAATATACGAAACACCTCAGATCAGATACATGATCGCAGCAGCTACAGTATTTCACAAAGAAGAACCCAACTCAGCAAGAATGCGATACATTCGTGAATACTATAACGCTTCTAGTGACGGCTTGTTTACACTAGCTACTCCAGTATTAGCAGGATTAGGCACTCCAACTAAGCAGTTTAGTAGTTGCGTATTGATTAAAACAGACGATGATCTTGACAGTATTTTTGCTTCTGGTGAAATGATGGCCAAGTATGCTAGCAAACGCGCAGGCATTGGGTTAGAAATTGGTAGACTTAGACCTTTAGGTTCTCCGATCAGAGGAGGTGAAGTCATGCACACTGGTATGATTCCTTTCTTGAAAAAATGGTTTGGTGATCTTAGATCCTGTTCACAGGGAGGAATCAGAAATGCTTCCGCCACTATCACATATCCGATTTGGCACTATCAGTTTGACGATCTTATTGTACTGAAAAACAATCAAGGCACAGAAGAAACTCGCGTAAGACACATGGATTACAATGTAGTCTTATCAGCATTCTTTTGGAGACGATTTAAGAACAAAGAAAATATTACATTCTTTGACCCCAACGAAGTACCTGATCTTTATGAAACTTTTTACAGCGATACTAAAAAGTTTGAAGAACTGTATGTAACGTATGAAAAGCGTAAAGACTTGCGTAAAAAAACAATGAATGCTGAAGATGTATTCAAAAGTGGTATTCTTAAAGAACGCACAGACACTGGTAGAATTTATTTAACCTTTATTGACAACGTACAAAATCAAGGACCGTTTGATACCAGTTATCATACGATTTATCAATCTAATCTTTGTCAAGAAATCTTGTTGCCTACTAAGTCATTTAAACGATTAGATGATGATAAGGGCCGAATCGCCTTATGCACCTTGGGCTCAATTAATTGGGGAGCATTTAGAAATCCAGAAGATATGCGCAGAGCATGTAGAATTCTTCAGCGTAGTTTATGTAATATTCTTGACTATCAGGATTTCTTGTCTATTCAGTCTAAATTAAGCAATGATGAAATTCAACCTCTTGGTATTGGTGTTACTAATTTAGCATATTGGCACGCTAAACGTAGTTTTAATTATGGTGAACAAGACTCTTTACAAGAAGTTAAAAGCTGGATGGAACATCAAGCATTTTATCTAACTGAAGCAACTGTAGAACTTGCTAAAGAACGAGGCAAGTGTGTAGATTCAGATAAAACTTGGTATGGTCAAGGTATATTTCCCTGGGAACGTAGAGCTAAAGGTGTTAACGAATTAGCAGACTTTACTCCCGAATTAGATTGGGAAGCACTTAGAGAACAAATGAAAACATATGGTGTTAGAAATGCTACTCTAATGGCAATTGCTCCAGTAGAAAGTTCGTCTGTTGTAATCAATAGTACTAATGGTATTGAAATGCCCATGAGTTTGATTACAGTAAAAGAATCTAAAGCAGGTAGTTTTATTCAAGTTGTTCCAGAATATCACAGATTGAAAAACAAGTATCAGTTAATGTGGGATCAAACTAATTGCGTTGACTACTTAAAAACAGCAGCAGTCTTACAAGCTTATGTGGATCAAAGCATAAGTACTAACACGTTTTATAACCCAGCACACTTTGCAGACAGAAAAGTACCTACAACAATGATTGCTGCAAACTTGATGTTGTTTTATTACTGGGGCGGAAAGACACTTTATTACAGCTTGATTAATAAAGCAGGATCTAAAGCTGATGCAGAAGAATTACCCCAGATGTTAGAACCCGTTAATTACGATGAAGAAAGTGATTGCGAATCATGCAAATTATAAGGATTATTAAATGAAACAGAAAATTTTAAAAGCACTAGAAGCACATTTTGTAGGACATATTGAAAAGCATAAAATGAATATAGAGATTATGTTAGCTAATCCTTTAGCTATTCACGATCACACTGATCTTATGAGTGCTATTGAAAAAGAAATTCAACAATTAGTAGAATATCAAGACAAACTTGACGCACTTAAACAACATTTCGGGGATTGATAAATGTCAAAACAACAGTATAACTTAGAAACAAAAACAGATTACTTGTCAAGAAAGATGTTTTTAGATCCCGCAGGTCCGGTAACTATTCAAAGATTTGAAGAATTTAAGTATCCCAAAATTGCCAAGCTGGAAGAAACTGCTAGAGGCTTCTTTTGGATCCCCGAAGAAGTTTCACTAACGAAAGATGCACAAGATTTCAAAGATGCCAGTGACGCGGTCAAACATATTTTTACTAGCAATGTTTTAAGACAAACTGCACTTGATAGTTTACAAGGCAGAGGACCCAGTCAAATCTTTACTCCTGTTATTTCACTACCTGAACTAGAAGCATTAGTTTACAATTGGACTTTTTTTGAGACAAATATTCATAGCAGAAGTTATAGTCATATTATTCGTAATATTTACAATGTACCAAAAGACGTTTTTAACACTATTCATGACACGCAAGAAATTATTGATATGGCGTCAAGCGTAGGTCAATACTATGACAAGCTACATGTGCTTAACTGTAAAAAAGAGCTAGGTCACAAGATTGACGAAAAAGAACATATCAAAGCTATTTGGATGGCACTAAACGCCAGCTATGCATTAGAAGCATTTAGATTTATGGTATCTTTTGCTACTTCATTAGCAATGGTTGAGAACAAGATTTTTATTGGTAATGGAAACATTATTAGCTTGATCTTACAAGATGAAATTTTACACAAAGATTGGACTGCTTATATCATTAACCAAGTAGTAAAAGAAGATCCAAGATTTGCTCAAGCTAAACAAGAATGCGAACAAGAAGTTTATGCTCTTTATATGGATGTGATCAGAGAAGAAAAAGCATGGGCGGATTACTTGTTTAAGAAAGGCCCGGTTATTGGCCTCAATGCTAATATTTTAAAAGAGTTCGTAGATTATACTGCTATGAATGCGTTAAAAGAAATAGGTATTAAGTATCAGTCTAGTGCTCCTAAGTCTACTCCAATTCCTTGGTTTAATAAGCACTCGTCAACAAGTAACAAACAAACTGCACTACAAGAAAACGAAAGCACAAACTATGTTATAGGAATTATGTCTAATGACGTAAACTATGATGAATTACCCGATTTATAAAAGGAAAATATAATGAATAAAATGTTAGTTATGTTAGGCATCACGGCAGTATTAGTAGCCTGTCAGCCAAACTCGTTAGAACAAAGTACTGGTCCAAAAACTGAAACACCCACATTTGACTTAGATTACAGTCAGAGTTGCACTGATAAAGGTGAACCCACTATTAGTGGTAACTCTGTATTTTTTGGATCAGGAGATCAATGTCAAGCAGGTAGAGTAGTATCTACGCAAAGTTATGCTAATATTACTGAATTTAGAGCCACTGTGGATTTGAGCAATCTGACAAATGATTATGTAAATGCGTCTGTATACTTTATACAAAATCCAAACGATCCACAAACACAGCCTAAAGCAACCGCAGATCATACTGGATCATATTGTGACGCTGGTACAGGTGCCGATTCGCATCCTGAACGAAATTGCAGAGAAATTGATCTTATGGAAACAAACGGCAACAAGTTGTTTCAAACAACATTGCATTTAGGCAATGGTGGAAGTTCAGCTCCTGAGCGTTTTGAATATGCATATGCAGCGCCTGCGTTAACTGATTCTAACTTTAATGCTGCAAATATGAAGAATAGTCCTACAGTAGGATTACATGATATTACTAGTATTGATATGTCTAAGCCATTTGATATTATTGCAACTTTTACATATGATATACCTAGAATGGTTATGACCTATGAACAAGGTTCTATTAGTATCGTAGTATATGATACCGGTGATGGCTATGGCGCTAATGGCAGTCAAACACCTGATCTGTCTGATTTAGTTACTACTATGCAAAACGGTTACTGGATTGAGATTTCGTTTTGGCAAGGGTACAGTCCAGAAGGCCCTGGTAATAGTCCATGGTGGAATGGTTCTGATGGCTGGGGTGCATTGTGTAATAACACTGGCTCATACTGGAACATACGCAATATCCAAGTAACAACACTATAAATACAAGTATCACACTTAACCGGAGATTTAAATGAAAAAACAACTTATGATTTTATTTTTAATATTTTTTAGCGTAACTGCACAAGCCGCTAGATACGAAGTATGTACAGGACAATTTGCGTTCTGCGGAGCTTCAGGTGCTACCCCGACAGGAAAAACTATTACAGTAAATACACCTACTGGTACGGCTGAGTTTAATGAAGCTGTAGCTCAATGTCCAGTAATGACCGGATCTGCTGTTGCAGATGTACTCGGTGGTAATATGCAGGGTTCATGCGAACCTTTAGAATCAGGACATGTATGGTCTTTGTTTGCCCCGCTCGGTCAAGTTCCCATGGCCCCTACTTGGAGTGTACAAACAGCTACTCCAAGATTATACATTAGTAGCAAAGAAGCAAATAGCAGTAATATGTTTTCAATGGATTGTGTTTTAGGTAAAGTAATCAATGGAGTTCAGATTGCCGATTGTTATGGTCCTATCAATGAAAATCTTAGAGGCGGGTCTATTCCTGACGGTACTACTATGTTAACTGAAGCTCCTCTCGATGTGACATTCCCGGTATCTGGCCCGTTGCCTTAAGGATATCATAATGCAAAAAGCAATTATATGGAGTAAGTCAAACTGTAGTTATTGCGATCAAGCAAAGCAGTTACTAACCATGAAGGGAATAGTATTTGAAGAAAGAAAGATAGGTGCTGAATGGACTAAAGAACAACTGTTAGAAGCAGTTCCTACAGCAAGAGCAGTCCCACAGATTTTTCTAGACGATCAATATGTGGGCGGATTTACTGAACTAAGACAAAAACTTAACAACTAAGGAAATTTATGAATATTAAAGAAAATGAGATTTTTTCAATCAAGTTAAACTCAGGAGAAGAATTGATTACTAGAGTTAAAAAAGTAACACCTGAATATCTGATCATTTCAGAGCCAGTATCGGTAGCACCCGGGCCTCAGGGTATGGGATTAGTACCTAGTGTGTTTACTGCAAATCCAAGCGGAGAATTTACGCTAAATAGAAATAGCATTGCAATTATATGCGAAACAGAATATAATATTAAAACCAAATATTCAGAAGCAGTTTCTGGAATAAAAGTACCAGAAAAGAAAATTTTAGTAGGATAAGGATTACGTTATGAAACCGATTTGCAAAATGGGTGATATAAATACAGGTTTAGGAAAAGTTATAGCAACCTCTAGAACAGTGTATGTTAATTTTTTACCAGTAGCACTCATGGGTAATATGCTTACACCTCATATTAAGGGGCCCAGACATGCTGTATCAAAAATAATTACCGGTAGTCCAACAGTATTTGTTGAAGGTAGACCTGTAGCAAGATTAGGCTCAATATCTTCTTGTGGTCACAAAATGATTACTGGTAGCCCTAACGTACTTACATCATGAGTTTAACAGGAAAACAAAGTCCGTTAGGGGTAAATCTTCAGGGTGCTATACTGAACAATCAGGGCATGGGCATAAACTCTGTTGTTACCAATGTAGCAGGAATTTCTAAAACAAATAATGATTATGTTTTTGGGAATTTAGTACAAGACACTGTACTAAGATTACACACTTGGGGGATTAATGATGCTTATGTGCGAAATTTGGTTAGTAGAACATCATCAACTGATACTTATGATAACCTAATAAACGTAGGAGCAAACTCTATTCCTTCGTTAGCCAACACTAAACCACCAACATATGAAGTAGAAGACCCTTCAGGCACTTGGACTACTCTAGCAGAAAACTATGGAGCACAAAAAGGAGTAGCACCTTCTTTGCCTGGGCCCGCTAACAGTGGATATGCATTAACCGGCAACACTGGTCAAGGACAACAAGCATCATGGTTACCGTATACTGGTGTAGCCGCTACCAATCCAAATACATCTATAACACAATGGGGTCACGTTAGATTATATACACTACAAGCATGGAATGAATTTAATTGGAATGGCGGAGTAGTTAATCAAACTACTCCTGAATATAAAGAATTTTTAACTTCTTTTCTAAGTGCTCAAGCGTTTATGGAAAGTACTAACAAAAGTATATATGCTATGCACAACTCTAAAACTTTCTTAGAGGGAGTATATAGCAATATGAACGACCTTATCACGGCTGAAATCGCAGGAGTTAGTTTAGCTACAAAAGACTTTGGAGCAGACTTAGTTAATTTAGGAAAAGCTATAGACCTAAACACAATAGATGCTTTTGGATTACCATCAAATTTATTGCAAGTTTTATGTAACAACAGCGCACTTAATGAAGAATTAGTATATGCTTTGCTATCAGTAGGATTGTCAAGCACTGAAATAAACAATATAGCATTCGGGGAAGTAGATACGATATCATTAAGAACTCAACAATTAATATACGGCAGTTTTTTATTGATAACTGATGAGCCGTTGAGAGATGTATTAGCATTACTACAGTGCGTCACACCAGGAATTCAAACTTTAGCTGATTTACTAAGCGTTAAAAAATTGTTTCCGAATAGCTATGAAACATTAACTGTTCCCGTTTATAATATTAGCCCCGGACCTACTAATAGTAAAACTTATTATTTGTTATACGCAAATCAAGGTTTAAATGCACAATTAACTTCTCCTGCTATCATAGAACAAATAGGAACGCAGCTTCCGTTAAGTATCGCTATAATCAATGAAACTTTAGTTGAAGGTACTAACTATACAGCACCTTCGGAAGGTTTCGGTTCGTACTTATATAATATTATACCCCAAGCAGATGCAGTAGCAGCAGGTGCGTTCGCATACTCAATGCAACAAATAAGAAATATCCGATTTTGTGATTTTCAAACCTTTGCCCAGGCGGTTAGATCGTTAGAAATTGACACTGGTTTACAGCAAGTGAATGGTACTAACAAACCCACAGATGAAACTTTAGCAGATGCAGGGTTATTACGAACAGCTTTAGGAAGTGGAGTACACGGTACTTACACTATGTCTGACTTTTTTGGGTGCATGACGGGACTTCCTTATCCCGGGTCTCTAGTAAGAAACAGAATTGATCAATTACAAACTACTAAACTACAAAACATTTACCGAGAAAACTTTTTAGCTATAACATGGGAAGGTGCTCAAGTAACTGTTCAGTATTCTACATCAGTAGTTGAGGATCCACCTGGCATATTCACAACTTACTACACTGTTACTGGAGTTACTCTTACCGGAGACGGTGGCGGCTATGGAAGAGGTAGTGCACCTGCTCCTGCTATAACTATTTCAGGCGGATCAGGAGCAACGGCTGTGTGTACTATCGGCACTAACGATAGTGACGCAGGCTCTAACGGTACAGGAACATTTGGTCGTGTTACATCAATAACATTAACATCCGCAGGTTCTTCTTCAGTAACTATACCTACTATTACGATTGAATATCCACCTACTGCTACGTTAGCAGTACAAGCAAACGGAAGTGTGGCAACCGGTGGAACTAACACTGCCTCAGGCACGACAGGTTGGCCGTCGCCTATGAACGGTGTGGTACAAGCGTATATTGATCAAGCAAATACTGAAATAGAAGCGATACAAGCATCTAATCCCATAGAAAGTAGAATTCTCAACACGTACTGGAACATCTGCGGTGATCAACTGGCTAGAGAGCAACGTGCTAGATATATAGCAATCCCGCCGGTAGAAGTAATAGAGCCTGATTCAAGCAGCGTAGTACGCAAAGATTACTTTGCTAATCCGTATCCAGGAACTCAATCTGCGTTTACTGATTCGGTTCCGGAATTCGCACAAGATACTAGACCGCACATGACAGCGCAATCATTGGAAGCTATAGCAAATCTTTGTACTGCTGGTGGACAAAGTTTGATAGCATTAATGCGAGAAAGTAGAAATAATGTAAGACTACAACTAGCGGGAATCACGTTAGATAATACTATACCTGATGCTATGTCAGATGAACAACTAAAACAGTTGACCACGAATGGTGTTCTTCCTAATCCCGGAATAGGCCCAGTATCTACTACTATACCAGCATGGGCTAACACAATAGATTGTCAGACCGGAGAACTGATATATCCTATACCAAATGGTGTATTTGCTAATGGTCAATTTAATCAAACTAATGAAGTTGCGTTCGGTGATATTATTCCTATAATAGAAAATCAACTCAATCCCGTAGTAAGTACGTTAGTACCTGTAGGTCCTCAAATACAGCCCTCTATTGGAGGAGTTGGTATCGGAGGAACTGGTATCGGAGGAACTTCTATTTCAGGAGAAGGAGTACCCATTTCTGAACCATATATAATTGCAGTCCCTATACAAGTTAACCCAGCTATTCCTCCGCAATTAGACACCCAGTATACAAGCAGCACGATGCTGCCAGCTAGTCCAACTATCCAAGAAGCAATTGATAAAGTAATAGAATGCAATTGTGACTGTTGGGTAAATTAATAATCCTTTTTTATTGATTTTGATAAGTATTAATGATAATGTATAAATGTATTAACTCATAACATGGAGATTAACATGGAAAATGTATTAAGAGCACTATCAAGCGTATTGGGTATTATCCTAGCTTGTATATTTGTGGCTAGTATTAGCAATTTCAAAATAAACGAATACAAGACCCAAGTAAGCACTTTATCTGAATATGATCACCCTACCGCAGGGCATATAGAAGAAGAGCTAGCCTGTATGGCTTTGAATATCTACAGAGAAGCAAGAGGCGAGCCTTTTGAAGGAAAAGTGGCTGTAGCACAAGTTACTATGAACAGAGTAGCACATGAGGATTTCCCTGATACAGTGTGTGCTGTGGTACATGAAAAAAACATTTTTATGAAACAAGTAGTTTGTCAGTTTAGCTGGTATTGTTCTAGTAGAAATCATGTAACACCTACTAACTCAGTAGCTTATGCTGAAAGTTTTGAAGTGGCTAAAAAAGTAATGTTAGAAGATTTTAGACTAGACAGCGTAAAAGATGCTATTTACTTTCATGCTGACACTATATCACCTAATTGGCGTTATCAGCAAGTAGCTAAAATAGGTGCCCATGTATTTTATCAGGATCGTAGCTAATGGAAAATAATAC